TGGACGACCTGCTCGGGTGGGTGGCCAAGTGAGCGGCTACGGGCGGCCGGTCGCTGGCCGGCTCAACGGCATCCACGCGGAGGCCGGCACGATCATGGGGCGCCGGGCCCTGACCCTGGAGCCGCTGGTGGTCATCGACAACGACGAGGCGGGCATGGTCCTCGGCTACGCCACGCCGGCCGAGCTGTCGGCGGCGCTGCTCGTGGCCCTGGAGTCGCCGCGCTCCCGCTTCGAGCACATCATGGCGAGGTCGGCGCGCTGATGGAGATCTACTACGACACCGAGTTCAAGGAGCGCGGCTACGGGCAGCCGATCACCCTCGTGTCGATCGGCATGATCGCCGAGGACGGCCGGACGCTTTACCGCGTCAACAAGAACTGCCTGGCCATCGACGCCGTGGTCACGCATGACTGGCTGCGCCCGAACGTCGGGCGCCACCTGCCCATCGAGATCGACGAGGGCAAGCACCTGGCGTGGTGGTGGGACGAGAAGCACGCCGAATACGAGGCCGTAGCGCAGATCGAGCAGATCCGGGCGGACGTGGAGGCGTTCATCCGGGCCACGCCGGAGCCGTCGCTGTGGGCCTGGTATGCGGCCTACGACCACGTGATGTACGCGCAGCTCTTCGGCCGGATGATCGACCTCCCCCAGGGCTTCCCGATGCACACCAACGACCTGAAGCAGGAGGCCGACCGGCTGGGCAACCCGCGCATGCCGGCCATGCAGCCCCCGGACACCGAGCACCACGCGCTCCATGACGCCGTGGCGGACATGCGGCGGCGGGTGTGGCTGCGCGATTACGCGCGGGACCTGGACAGCCGGCGGATTCAAGGCATCCTCGACCGTGAGCGGGGCGTCTGGACCGGCCGGCCGAGCCAGGCCGAAGCGGGGATCACGCTGCTTGACCCTACGGACGGTAACCAGAAACCGTGACAAAAGGTGGTTACCCGTGAGTACGGATGCCACCGATCCCCGGGCGGAGAGTCAAGATCGTGACGGAGCGTGGATATGGAGAACTTCGGGAGGGACATAGCCCGGCTGATCTGGGTCCTGCTGGGGGCCGTGGTGGCGCTGTGCGCGACCTCCTGCGGCCTGGCCCTGGCCCTCTGGCTGAAGTCCACGTGAGGCACGAGTTGGAGCGCGGCATCGGCGGCGTCACCTGCCGCTGGTGCCCGCTCGACGTGGTGAAACCCGACGGCATGCCCGATTACTCCCGGGTAGGGGCGACGCGGGTGGTCTCCGTAGGGTAGAATGTAGATTCAGGCTCTACAGGAGAGAGATAGGAGAGAGCCAATGCGCGGACTCGCGCTGATCGTGGTCGTCGCGCTGGGGGTGGTGGGGTTCCTCTACTTCCGGCAGACCGGCGGCCTACCTTCCGACGGCGGCGGTCTCACATCGCTGCTGAACATCTTCAAGGGCGTGGGGTCGGGCGCGGCGGGGGCCGCGAAGCCGACCTGGGACAACCTGGCGTCACAGCCCTGGTTCTACACGGCGGCCGTGTCCGGCGCGCTCGCCACGCTCGGCGTGGTCACCTGGCGCCGCATCGGCGGCTGGGGCCGGGGCTTCGTCCTCGTCTGCGCCACGATCGCGGCCGTCACGCTGGTGGTGAGGTTCGCATGAGACACGTCCTGGGCGTGGCTTGCGGTTTGGTGGCGGCGGTGGGCGTGGTGGCGACGGGCGGCCATTGGCTGCTGGCGGCCGGCATCGGCGCGTTCATCGGTCTGGCCTTCCTGGCAGGATCGAGGGCAAGCCGATGAGGACTGCGATGCTCGTCCTGCTGGTCGCGTCGTGCCTGCTGCTGGCGGCCGGTCTGGTTGGACTTGGAATGGAGCCCGTCGCGGCGGCGCTCATCGCGGCGACCGCCGGGGGCGCGCTGTACCTGTTCGTCCGGCACCCGCGATGACCAGGACCAAGCCCGTGCTGAAGCTGCTGCTCCTGGCGGCCGTGCTCGCCCTCGTGGTGCCGCCGGTCGCCGGGAAGCTCGGCTTCCGGCTGAACGTGCCGACGTACAAGCTCGTGGTGGAGTGGAAGGGCAACCCGCTCAACGCCGCTCCGCGACCGATGGCGGTCTCCTACGTGGTCGGGTCGCTCCACAAGGACGTGGTGGCCAACGGCGGTCGCTGGGTCATGGCGGGTGCCGCGCGGAGCAGTGAGCACCTGATAGTTGTCGGCGTCGGCGTCGATCCGGACGCCCTGACCCGGTGCGAGATCTGGGTCAGCGAGGACATCGAGGACGAGGACCCCGGCCACGACGAGGGGATCGTGATGGAGGGGAAGCGCTGGGTGAACGGTCAGGTCTTCTGCGAGGCGTGGGTGCCCGAATGGCCATAGAGCGGATCATCCCCCGGCGCGTCACCCTGGACTCGATGGTCTGGGATGGGACGCCGGAGACGCTCGCGGCGCTCCAGGAGTGGACCCGGCGGCCCGATGGGTCGCCGGGCTTCCTGCCGCGTACGGAGCTGGAGAAGTGGGGCGGCGTCTCGGCCCTGCTCTGGGTGGAGTTCATAAAGTGCTGGCAGCCGATCGGCCTCGGGCACCGCGCCGTGAAGGACCCATTCCAGCGCGGCTTCTTCCCGCTGGAGCCGCAAGACTTCGAGCTGGCATATGAGATCGACCGAGGAGAGAGCGATGGCGGACCTTCGCCGCAAGACTGAACGCCCCGTGACCAGCATGATCTGGAACGGTGACCCCGAGCGGGCGCGCGAGATCGGCGCCTGGGCGCGGGACAAGGCCCTCAACGCCCGCTGGCAGTGGCGGCCGAAGGACACGGCCCGGGTGCTGGTCCAGCTCGGCGAGGACCAGGGCCAGGAGTGGGCCCCTGTGCCCCTGGGCGCCGTTATCCGGCGTGACCCGACCGACGCGGACGGCCCGCTCGTGCTCGTGCTGCCGCCTGAGCCCCACGAGTACGTGCCGGCGTGAGCGACCACCACGTACCGCTACGCACGTCCAACTCTCGGGCCTTCGTCCGAGGGCTGGGCGTGCGGCTTTCCATCGCCTGGCAGCCCGCCAGGTTCGGCACCATCAAAGGAGTGATCAAAGCCGTGACCTTCCCCGCCCGAGACGTGAACCTGGACGAATGGCTCGATGGCATCGGCTTCAAGCCGGCCAACACTGAGCGGAAGCAGCTCGGGCACGAAGCGGCCCGGCAAGTTATCGCCGAGATGGGCCGGACGCTGCACGGCATGCTCCCACCCGGACGGGACAAGAGCCTCGTCTTCACGCACCTGGAGGACGTGCTCATGCGCTCGAACCGGGCGCTCGCGATCGGCGACGGCCCGGACGAGTGGATCGACACGGACACGCTGCGGCGGCTCGCCGCTCACGGCCCGCTGGAGGCAGACCCGCGCGTCGAGGCGTACAAGGCCGAGCAGCGCGGGGAGGAATGGCCAGGCCCGCGCGGCGCCGAGCACATCGGCGAGCCGGCCGAACCGGTCGAGACCTACCGCGAGTCGGTTACGGTGGGCAGCGACAGCATGGCCCTCCAGGTGGCCGGCCAGGTGATGCGCGGACCGTCCGGGTACGTGGACATCGCGGTCATCTGCACGAACCCGGAGAACGTCGCGGAGGCGGTCAAGGCCCCCGGCTTCGACGGCTTCCACCGGGTGCTGGACACCTCCGAGCAGGTGCAGCATGCGGTGAACGCCATCCTCCACGCGGCCGACCACGCCGGCATCGGACACGGGATCACCGTCAGCATCGCGTAGCCTTGGGGAGGTCTTCTCCCTGAGGGCAGCCGTTGGCGGACGGCACGAAGCAGCCCCCGGAATCCAGGTCCGGGGGCTGCTTCGTGCGTGAGGTTCAGCAGATCTCGACCACGTAGAGATCCTGGGCATGCGGGCAGCGGTACACGTGATCGCTGACCTCGAACGGCCAGCGGGCACCCTGGCCCATCCAGAGCGTCCAGCGGCCGTCAGCCGTCAGCTTGCCCACCTCCACCTCGCCGGTCGGGCCCATGCACTGGAAGCCGCACCAGCAGCGGAAGCAACTCACGGACGCCTCCAGCCGCGTGTTGGTCCCGAGCGGCGTGATCGGACTCTTCGGGTGGACCGTGACCGAGACCTCCAGCCCGAGGGCGGTCGCCATGCGCACGACCGTCCCGAGCTTGATGTCTTTCCAGCGGCCCCGGAGCATCTCCGAGACGGTGGCCTGGTTGGTGCCGGTGCGCTTGCCCAGTTCCTCCTGTGAGAGCTGGCGGCGTCGCCGGGCCCTGTCCAGCGTCTCGACTACGCCGGTCATCAGCTCGGCGAGCGCGGTCATGCCGCCCGCCGGGCGTCCGTGTGCGGCGCGAAGATCCGGCGCCGCTCCCACTCCTCCAGGGCAAGCTGGTAGTTCCGGCCGGCCTGCCAGCAGGCGTTCAGCCGGCGGCGGTCGATCGCCTTGCGCGCGGCCGTGACCTCCTCGATCTCGTGATCGAGCGGCCAACCGAACGGGTGGGCCGATGCCCACTCGCGCATGATCGCCATGTCGCGCTCGTGTTCTGGCGTCGAGCCGGCGGCCTCCAGCGCCTCATTGATCCACTCCAGGCGCATCGAGCGCCTCCTTTCCGCAGTCGCACCCGTCCGCGCAGCACGTCGGGCGCGGGTCCTCGAAGTCCCCGGACACGTCATGCAGAAGGCCCGGGTGCGGGCATTGCGGCTCGTTGGGGCACGTCCACACGGGGTCCTTCCGGACGCCCAGGACGCGGGCGGCCAGCGGGTCGCGCTTCGGCCCGTAGCGGGCGCCGTGCCTCATGAAACTCCCTCAGCTCCTCGGGGCCGTGCCAGTCGGCCAGATGCCGAACCGCGTAGTCGTTGGCGGCCTCGATGCTGCCCAGGCCGTGGCCCTCGCGGGACGGGGCGGCGCAGACCGGGAGCCGGCACATCCAGCTCCAGTCGCGGTATGGCCAGACCTTCATCGGGGCAGTGCCGGCCCCGATGAAGGTGGGCGCGTACGTCATGCTGACCTCATCGTTCCCGTGCGTCGCCGCTTGTGCACCGAATTGCGCAAGGTGTCGTAGTGCCGGCCGACGTGGAAGCCGCCGTGCTCCTTGCACCAGTACGCCTGGAGGCGACCCTCCATGGTGCCCTGGGACACCTTCCAGGCGATCCACTTCTCTGCCCCCTCGCGGCGCTGGAAGACCGCCTTCACGGTGTTCTGCGCCGTGATGCAGGTGTTCCTACGCACCACTGTTCTGCCCGCTTCTCCGGACCCGCTGCCGGCAACTACCGCCGGGCTCCAGGCCACTCGTGCGTTGGGCTGTCCGGACAGCTTGGGCCACCTGGCTGGCCACCGTGTCCAGCTCGACCTGACGCGTCCGGGGGTACTTCAGCCACTCTTGCGGGAGGAAGCCGCCCCTGGTCAGCCAGTTGTCCAGGGCGTTGAAGGTCTCGGCCAGCATGTCGGCCGCCTCGTCCCAAGCGGTCGTGTCGCGCAAGGCCACCAACGCGCGGGCCCTAGCCAGCAGCTCGTTCGGGTCGCTCATCAGATCAGCCCCCATCGCACGGCCAGCACGACGCCCACGGTGTACGAGGCGGCGGCCAGCAGCACGCCAATGAGGTGGAACGCCCTACTCATCGCCCACCGGCCGTGATTGCCGCGACCACGATCACCGTGACGCAAATGAACAGCGTGATCAAGACTGCGGCCACCGGCCACATGCTGCCCTGGTCGCGCTCCGACTTGTCCATGTCTTCTCCCTGAGGGTTGACCCGGCCCGCGCACCGGGGAAGTGGAGCGCGGGCTCGGGCTAGCGGTTATTGCGTCCACACGATACTCTGTATGGCATGAACATACAAGACTGTCGGCGGCGGCCGAGCTGGGGCCTGCTGCTCGTTACGGCCCTCGTGGTCGCCGCGACCGCCTGGGCTGCCGGGGGGCTGATGTGATCACCAAGCGCCAGGAGCGCGGCCTCATCTTCGTGAGCGTGGTCGTGTTCGTGCTGCTCGTGAGCTGCTGCTCGATCGTCTTGCTCTAGGGAGGAGAGAGATGAACTGGATCAAGGACCACTGGGGTACCCTCGCCGCCGTCGCCGTGGTGGCGGTGCTGGCCGGCGTGATGGTCGCCTTCTATGACCCGACGCACGGCGCGGGCGACCCGGAGAAGAACCGGCACGCGGCGGCGTGCGTCGATGCGCACAACACGATCAAGCAGCACAACCACGGGGGCCGCGACCAGTCCGTCACGCTCTGGTGCGTGGACTCGGACGGCCGGATCACCGACATCTGGTTCTCGTGATGCGTGACCACGAGAAGGTCTCGGCGGTCGCCGCAGCGATCATCGCCGGCTGGGTCTTCGTGCGGGTCTTCCTGCGGAAGCGCGGCCTGGTGTTCAGCCTGGTCTGCGGCGCGGTCACCTTGGCGGTCTTCTTCGTCGCGGTGTGGCTGATCGTCGCGGTCTTCTACGGGGCGTCGCGATGAGCGCGGAGGGCGCCATCACGATCGGCTACTTCGGGCTCTGCGCGCTCTGGGCCATCGTGGTCTACGTCCGGCGCCAGAGCTGGTTCTGGCCGGCGGTCATTCTGGTTGCCGGCCTGGCGGGCGCGGTCGCGCTTGGCCTGATCAAGTAGGGAGAGAGACGTGCCACTGATCAACGATCCTTACCCGGGCGGTAGCCCGCCGCTCTGGAAGGTGCTGCGGAACATGGTCCTGCTGGGGCTGCTGGGCGTTGGCCTCGCATGGCTCTGGATCAACTGCGGCGGCCCGTCGCGCCAGCACCCGCCGCGCCATCCGGTGCCCACGGTGAGCGTGACGCGATGATGGCGCTCAGCGACGAGGACGTACGGGACGCGATGATCGCCGGACTGGAGAACCACACGGCCGGCGTGGTGAACGTCCGGGAGAGCGTCGATCCGGACAGCCGCACGGTCGAGGTGGAGATGGACAGCGGCCGGCGGTTCCACGTGGACATCAACATCGAGATCTGGGAGGTCTGATGATCAAAAGTGGTGGCGGGGCCGATGGGCACCTGTTCGCAAAGGTCATCATTCTGATCCTGGTCCTCGCGGTCGGCGCCCTGATCGCGTCGGTGATGTGATGGGCGAGGCACTCTGGGCCGGCCTCATGCTGGGCGGCATCTGCGGCCTCGGGGTCACCCTCGGCTTGATCGCCAGTACCGACTGGAGCGCGGCCACGATCAAGACCATCGGCATGGTGGTCGGCCTGGCCGTGATGGTCATGGTGTTTGTGGTGAGCGCGTCGTGACCGAGCCGCACGGCACCTGCACGGAGGCGATCATCCACGGCCCGGCGGATCGCTCGGGCCGGTGCCCGTGGTGCCGGGAGAAGGTCACCCATGCGATCGGGCGGCCGGAGCGCGTGGAGCGCTCTGACCTCTCGGAGGCGTACGAGCTGATGTACGACCCGGACGCCGGGGCTCTGGGCCGGCACGAGGTGGAGCAGCGGCGCCGCGCCGGCACCTTGCACTACTGACAGTGACGATCATGGCGAGTACTCGTGTTACTGGCCGGTAGGAGTGCCCGGCATCCCCGGGCGGAGACGAGAGCGAAAGCGACAAGGCCCCCATAGCGGGGCCTTTCGCGTATGCGCAGTGTGAGAATGTACGCTCTGGCTTGACGAGGCAGACAGGCGTGCCGCAAACTGGCCCGCATGACGAAACGGACAAAGCGACGGATGCGCACGGCAGGCGCCGTGGCCCTCGCCGCGCCCGTTGGCGTTCTCGTGGTCGGGCTCGGCGGCCAGCTCCCCCACTGGGGCGACATCGCGCCGGCCGTCTTCGTCGCCGCGCTGATGCTCGCGTACGTGGTCGTGTCCGTCGCCGTGGGCCGGCCGTTACGCTCGGCTCGTGGCGAGATCACCCAAGACCGAGCTGGCGCTCCTGCCGCCCGAGGCACAGGCGCGCTGGCTGGCGGAGCAGCCGGACTGGGTGATCCAGGACATCGCGCGCGGGGAGTGGTGGTGGACCGGACGCCCCGAGCAGCAAGCCCCGCCGGGGGACTGGTTCATCTGGCTGCTGCTCAGCGGGCGCGGCTTCGGTAAGACCCGCACGGCGGCCGAGTGGCTCGCCGATCGCGTGCTCCGCTTCCCGTACGACACCTCGGGCTTCCGCACCGAGTGGCTGATCATCGGCGAGACGCTGACCGACGGCCTCCGCATGTGCGTGACCGGCCCAGCCGGCATCGGCCGCGTGCTCAACCGCCGCGCCGGCCCGGAGAAGCGCTCCATCCACGACGGCAACGGCCGGTGGAAGCTCTACCGGGGCCAGAAGCCGTTCGTCCAGATGTACGACAAGCACGGCTCGGAAGCCCAGATCATCTACATCGAGGGCGCCGACGACGAGGACGTTGGGCGCGGCTACAACGCCTCGGGCGCCTGGCTCGACGAGTTCGCGAAGTGGCCCAAGCCGGACGGCTCGTGGACCGAGGGCATCATGCCCTCGCTGCGCGCCGACATCGCCGAGACCCTGGCCGACGGGACGATCAGGCCGGACTTCCCCCGTTGCATCGTGGCCACGACCCCGAAGCTCGTGGTCCAGCTCGTCGAATGGCAGGACCGCCGAGACGGCACGGTGCACCTCACGACCGGCTCGACGTACGACAACGCCGGCAACCTCGCCGCCATGGTGCTGGCCGAGCTGCACCGGCGCTACCACGGCACGCGCCTCGGGCGCCAGGAGCTGCTGGGCGAGCTGATCCGTGAGATCGAGGGCGCCCTCTGGAAGCTCGACTGGATCGAGCACTGGCGAGTCGACGCCCGCCAGCTCCCCACGCTCAACCTCCGCGTCATCGGCATGGACCCGGCCGGCTCCGGCACCCGAGACGAGACCGGCCTCATCTGCTGCGCGCGGGGCGCCAACGGACACGATTACGTCCTCGGGGACTGGTCGAAGCAGATCGCGGGCGCGGCGGCGGCCCGGCGCGCGTGGGAGATGTACCGCAAGTTCTCGGCCGACTGGGTGGTCATCGAAGCGCAGATCGCGAAGAAGTGGGTCCGGGACGTGATGGTCTCGGAGTACAAGGCGATGCAGAAGGAGGGCCTCTTCCCGTCTGGCGGCGGCGTGCCGCTCAAGGAGGTGCCCGCCAAGGTCGGCAAGAAGCTTCGCGCGGAGCCGGTCGCGGCCCGCTACGAGCAGGGCAACCGCGTCCATCACGTGCGCGGCCAGGGCCTCGGCAACCTCGAAACCCAGTGCATCTCCTGGGTGCCGGACGAGACCCCGGACAGCCCCGACCGGGTGGACGCCCTGGTGTACGCGGAGCTGTTCCTCTACGACCGCGAGCGGCTCGACGTGAGCGCGGTCGCGGCGCCGACCTCGGCCCTACCCGGCCAGAGCACCATGGGGCCACTGGCCGGGAATCGGCCTGGCTAGGTCCGGAGCAAGGCGATTAGGGCGATAGTGGTCGTTACCGCCCATGCCAGCGGCTCTCGCCAGCGTAGCCAGAGCTGGTGAACCCACCAGTCAGTACCACGGTGGACATAAAGCCCAGGGCTGTAGCTCATGATGAGTCCGTTCCGCGTACCCGCGATGCGTGGGGGCTCGATCACCTCGTGCAGGTGCGTGGGGTGAGGGCAGGCGATCGGGTCTTCGCAGGCGTATCGGCGCACGGTCACTCCGCCAGGTTAGGCGGGGGCCACACACGCGAGCGGAACGGTCATCACGCGGAGCGCGTGGTGGCCGTTACCATTTGCGCATGCTCCCGGCGATCTCCCTCCTGGTCTACGCGCTGGCGGTCGCTCGGGTAACGCGGCTGGTCACCTCCGATCGCATCACCGAGGCGCCGAGGCGCCGGCTGTCCATCTGGCTCTGGGCGAAGGCCGTCCCGGATCCGGACGTGCAGATGATCCAGTTCGCCAACGCGTACTGGGCGAAACAGCCGGCCGAGGTCGTGAAGCGGCACATCGCGATGGAGCGGTTCGACGACGGCGCCGACCCGCCGCTTCTGGTGTACTTGATCGGCTGCCCATGGTGCGTTTCGATCTACGTGGGCGCGGTCGCTGCCCCGCTGGTCTACTTCCTCGGGGCGAGTCCGTGGCTACTGGTCCCCGCGCTGGCGCTCGCCTTCTCGTACGTGACCGGCTACCTCGCGCAGAAGGGGGAGTGACCCGTGGCGCTTCGCCGACCAGCCGCACCACCTGAGCCCGCGACGGTGGTCACTACAGAGGTGAGCCCGGCCCAGGAGCGCACCTACAACGCCCTCGTGGCGGCGGCGGCCCAGATCCGGCTGGATGAGCAGTCGGTCATGCGCAAGCGCATCGGCGACGAGGAATGGCAGCGCGAGGCGTGGCGACAGTTCGATATCTGCGGTGAGCTGCGCTTCGCTGCGACCCGGCACGCGGGCGCGCTCAGCCAGTGCAACCTGTACGTGGCTGAGATCGACGAGTCGGGCGAGCCCGGCCAGGAGACCGAGGACAAGGAGGTCAAGGCCCTCGGGCGGACCGTCTTCGGTGGCCCGACGAAGCGCGGCGAGTTCATGCGCCAGATTGACGCCCAGCTCTACGTGGGCGGCGAGTCGTACGTCATCGCGGAGAGCACCTCCGGCGACAAGCCGGACCTCTGGTACGTGGTGAGCCCGTCGCAGATCCGGCGCAACAACCGGGGATCGTTCAAGGTGGAGCGGCCCCTGGAGCACGGCGGCGGGTGGCACGACATCCGAAAGAACCGGGACATCATGACCCGGATCTGGACCCCGCACCCACGCCGGTACGACGTGGCCGACAGCTCGGTCCGCTCGGCGCTGCCCATCCTGCGCGAGATCGAGCGCCTGAGCCTGCTCACCTTCAGCCAGATCGACTCCCGGCTCATTTCGGCCGGCCTGCTCCTGCTGCCGCAGGGCCTCAACTTCCCGGACAGCGAGGGGAACGCGGGCGGCCTGAAGAGCCTCATGGAGATGATCCTGGAGATCGCCTCCGCCCAGCTCACCGGCTCCGGCACGGCGGCCGGCCTGATCCCCATCCTCGGCGAGATCCCCGCCGACTCGGGGAAGGACATCCAGTACGTCAAGTTCGAGACCGCGCTCCAGGCAGAGCTGAAGGACAAGCTGGACCACGCGATCCGGCGCCTGGCCACCTCACTGGACATCGACCCGCAAGAGCTGCTCGGCATGGGCGACTCCAACCACTGGAGCGCCTGGCAGATCGACGAATCGGGCATCAAGCTCTTCATCAAGCCGCCGATCGCCCGGATCTGTGACGCGCTCACCATGAGCTACCTCGCGCCGGCCCTGAAGGCGATGGGCAAGGACCCCAACAAGTTCGCGTTCTGGTTCGACCCGAGCCCACTCACCGTGCGGCCCAACCGCTTCGAGGACGCCCTCCAGCTCTACGACCGGGGCGAGCTGTCGGGCGAGGAGCTGCGGAACAGCGCCAACTTCTCCGAGGACGCCAAGCCCGACGAGGAGGAGCTGAAGGTATGGCGGGTGTGGAAGCTGGTCACGGCCGATCCGAAGCTTCTCGGCACGGCCGAATACGCGGAGATCCTAGGTCTGCCGGCGGCCCCCGAGACCCAACCCGCTCAGCCCGAGCTTCAGGCCAGCCAGGGCGGCCCCGTGCCGGCGGACTACGAGCAGCTCACCGGGACGCCGCAGACGGAGAGCGGCGGCGCGAGCCCGGCCCAGCAGGGTCTGGCGGCGGCGGCCTTGCTGCCCGGTGCGGAGCAGGTCGTCCTCCGTGCGCTGGAGCTGGCCGGCGGCCGGCTCCTCGATCGGCACACCCGGAGCCGCTTCGCCGCGATCCCCAAGACGGAGCTGCATACCCAGCGGCGGCCCGGCGACCGCGACCACGCCCGGTCCCTTCTCGCGGGGGCCTTCGTGCACCTGCCGGCCCTGGCCGAGCACTACGACGTGCCGGCGACGGACCTGGAGTACGTGCTCAGCGAGTACTGCGTGGAGCTGCTGGTGCGGGGCTACGCCCATCAGACCGAGCTGCTGAAGACCATGCTGGAGCGCGCCGGCCAGGGGGCTCTCAGTGCAGTATGACGAGGCGTTCTGGATCGAGGTCGTGGAGGCCGGCCCGCCGCTGTGGGCCTCGTCCAACGTGGACCGGTTCGGCATGGACGAGTGGCTGCCGCGCCGGCTACGCGTCTTCACGGACCTCGTGCGCGCCGAGGGCAGCCTCTACCGGGCGGTGCTGGCGCTGCTGGACCGGTGGGCGAAGCGGCTCCGGGAGGCCGTATTCGGGGCCCGGCGCTCCGTCGATCCGGTCGGGGTGATGAGCACCCAGCAGTGGTTCGACCACGAGATCGACGACGTGGTGGAGGTCGAGATCCGAGAGATCTTCGACTTTGCCGCGCACGACCTCAGCGACGAGGACCCGGATGCGCTGGCCCGGGTGCGCGAGCACCTCGCGGGCGCCCAGAACCGTCTGGCCAGGGTTCCGGATACGGTCTACGCCAACGTGCGCGGCGCCACCATGAAGGCCACGACCGAGGGCTGGTCGATCGACGAGCTGGCCGACCGGGTGGACGCGATCCTCGCCGAGGCGGGCGCCGAGCGGTGGCGCAACCGCGCCCGGGTGATCGCCAGGACCGAGGCGATCGGCGCGTACAACGCCGGCACCTACTCGGGCTTCCTGTCGTACGCCAAGCAGCTCGGCGGCGAGTGGGAGAAGGTCTGGCTGGCCACCCACGACCACCGGACGCGCTTCACGCATGCGCGCGAGACCGGCGCCGACGGGCAGCGGGTGGGCCTGCACGAGATGTTCAAGGTGGGCGACGCGCTCATGCCCTACCCCGGATGGCCCGGCGGCCCGCCGGAGGAGGTCATCCAATGCCGGTGCTCCATCCTGCTGGCCCGCGAGGGTGAGATCATCGACCTCAGCAACCGCCACTTCAAGGGGGGCGCGTGACCACGCTCGGTTCGCTCCTGTACGGCATTGAGCCGTTCACCGTGACCGCCTCCGGGGTGGACCCGGCCGTCTTCGAACTGATGACCGGCCAGGCGACGTTCGACCACCAGGCGTGCGAGCTGGAGGTCTTCTGCCGGAACCCCCTGCACCCAGGCCCGTGCAAGGGCTGGAAGAAGACCCTCGGGCACATCGCGCCCGGCGCGCTGACCGCGATCGAGAAGGCCCAGAAGGAGAAGCTCGCGATCAAGCGGGCGGCCCGCACGGCGGCCAAGTCGGCGGCGGAGAAGCACGTGGCGACCGGCCCCGGGCACGTGCTGGCGCACCCGCTGACCGCGAAGAAGGCCACGATCGAGCACGCCAACACGCTGCTCGGCGACGCGCCGCACAAGGCCCAGGGCAAGGCCGCGAAGACCATCCTCAACAAGGCCGAGATCAAGAAGTACGCGAAGCTCAAGGGCGCCCAGATCGGCCAGATCGCGGCCTCGCGGGGGCTCACCTCCGACGAGAAGAAGTACGCGGCGTACGCGGAGAGCCGGATCGCCGAGGCCCTGGCCAAGGACAACCAGGAGGGTGGGGAGAAGCACTACTCCAACCTGATCGCCGGCCTGGCCCAGGCCCTCTCGACCGGCTACGCAAGCAAGCACTGTGGCGTGGGTACGGCCGACGCGGACTGCGACGGGCTGACGCACGAGGGGATCGCCGCGCTGGCCGAGCGGCGCCTTGAGCAGGCGCTGACCAGCGGAAACACCGACATCCTCGACGACATGACGAAGAAGCTCGACTCGCTCAAGACCGACCAGCAGAAGCAGGCGTACCTGAAGGCGTCCGGGATCGACCTGGAGAAGGTCAAGGCGGGCCTATACGAGGGCGATGGTGAGGGCGCCCCCGAGGCGCCGAGCACGCCCTTCGACAAGGGCGAGAAGACCAAAATGGACAAGCTTGGGCAGGTGGCGGCTGACCAGGACAAGGCGAACGCGGGCGCTGACGCGCTGGCCAAGCTCGGCGAGATGTCCACCGGGAAGAAGCTCACCAGCGGTGAGCATGGCCAGCTCGCGCAGAGTGTCGGCGGCCTCCAGAAGGGCGGCGACGCCTCGCTGAAGCCGCTTGACAAGGTGATCGACACGGGCGTGGAGAAGATCGCGGCCAAGACCAAGACGTACACGGGGCACGAGCTGGACGCCGAGCAGAAGGCCGCGCTCAAGGCAGAGCTGAAGAAGGCCCTGGCCGAGGGGACGCCAACCCCGCTGCTCGACCAGGTGAAGGAGAGCTGGCAGGCGAAGCCGGACGCGTTCGGCGCGCCGGGCGCGAACCCGGACGCGGCCGAGGAGCTGAAGAACCTCGGCAAGGGCAGCGGTACGGAGCTGGCCGACGCCATCCACACGGGCACCAACGACGAGATCCTGAAGTCGCTGTGGCAGCACCCGGACCAGTGGGGGAAGCTCTCACCCGCGCTCCAGTCTGTGGCCGGCCAGAAGATCTGGACCGAGAGGATCATGGGCAACGACTCGGCGGCCTACCTGATCGGGAAGCACAACATCCCCGAGCCGGCCGGGATCTCCACACCCGATGCGGCGGTGGCGAAGGACGCCGCCGCTCCCGGCATCGGGTCCCAGGCTGTCCAAGATCTGCTCTACTACCTGCACACTCCCGGGGTCATGTCCGGCCCGAAGCTCCAGGCTCTGGACAACCTCACCTATGCGGAATACCAGGCGCTGGCCCCCGAAGACCAGGCGCTCGTGACCGGCCTGCTCAAGAGCCTGAAGGGCAACTCCAAGGCGGCGGCCATCGCGAAGAGCTTCGACATCGACCTGAGCGAGGGGGATGCTCCCGATGTCGAGGGTGCGAAGATCTCCGCTCCGGGAACGGTCGTGCAGATCGGCCCTGGCGCGGTCACGCTGAACGCGCTCCAGCAGGAGGCGAGCGACCTCGCTACCGGGGCCAAGTCGGGCACGGCGAAGATGCACCTGGCGACGTTCGAGAAGCTCACCCCCGAGGAGTTCGGGCAGCTCTCGCCGACGACCAAGAAACTGATCATGGTGAAGCTCGACGCGGCCGAGAAGAAGTTCACCGACCCCAAGAAGAAGGCGGCCGTCAAGGCGGTCAAGGACAAGCTGAGCGTTGGCGCGGGCGGCGGCGCGGGCGCGGGTGGCAAGCTCGACACCACGGCGCCGGCCGGCGTGCCAAGCGCGCCGGTCGTGCCGACCCCGGCGGTCTCCACGAAGCTGACCAACGAGGACATCGGCAAGCAGGCGGCGGCCGAGGTCTCCGACATGCTCGGCGCGGTCGGCATGAAGCCCTTCAGCCAGAAGGACGCCGATGCGACCGGGAACGTGATCACGAAGCTGCTCGACAACAAGCAGGACGCGGCTCTTGACAGCGTGGCCGACCAGTACACCGACACCATGATCGGCAACGCGAAGTTCGGCCTGCCACCGAGCGAGATGGTCAAGTTCGGCGACCCGCTGACGGCCGACATCAAGGCGAAGATCACCGGTACCGGCGCGGCAACCCCCGTGCTCGACGCGTTCAAGAAGGCGGCCAAGAGCGGCGATCACGCCGACCTGGTAGCCCTGGACAAGGCGGCCGACGAATGGCACGCCGTCAACTCCACGGGCAAGCCTGGCGCACCCGAGATCCACGCGCTCGCACAGGAGTACTCGGACTCGTTCGACGTGCTCAAGAAGTTCGCCAGCGGCAAGGCGGTGACCCCCGGCGCTGGCTTCGCCGTGATCCACGACGAGTTGACCACGCAGGGGCTCGGCAACTTCGCCACTGATACGGGTGGCGCGATGATGCTGGGGCGCAGCCTGGCGTCCATGCATATGCAGCGACTCAGCGCCGAGCTTGGCCTCACCTCGAACCAGACCCAGGACTGGAAGACCGGTGGATTCTGGGACGTAGTCATTGACGGGCTGGGCACGGAGTACGCCCGTGACCTGGCAACCAAGATCGACACCGAGCCGCTCGGCTTCGCGGCCGACATCGAGGACTTCGCGAGCGACGCCAACAAGAAGGGCGACGCGCTGGCCCACACGAACGGCTGGCCGCTGGACGCGCCGGCCGTGCTCGACTGGAAGAAGTCGTACTTCGAGAACAAGGTCCTGGCTGCCATGCCGAAGTCTGCGGCGGCCAAGGTCAAGTCTGCTGCCGCCCCGGCGCCGGCCTACGTGCCGCCGGTGGCGTCGCCCCCGGGTGCGCCCGGGGTCGGGTCGTTCACCTCCGCGACCATCAGCAACATCACGGAGCCGGACCAGCACGTCCTCTTCTCGGCGTATAAGTCGATGCCATCCGGCACGGTGCTCTCCAGCCCGATGTCCGACCAGTACGACAACCTGGTGGCCATCGCCGCGCACTACGCCGGCCAGCAGGGGTCGGGCCACACCCCGAGCCTGTACACCAGCGAGATGACCAAGTTCCCCTCGGACCTCTCGGTTGCCCAGGTGGCAAAGGTGGTCGACGCGCGGATCGCGGCCAGCCTCGGCAAGGGCAATGCGAACATCCTGGAGAACAACATCCGTCAATGGCTGACCACCGAAGAGGGCAAGAACTACGCCCTCAACGCGAAGCCGAAGCCGGAGCTGCTCAAGGCCCTCACGGGGTACTCGGCGGAGGCCGACAAGATCAAGCTCAAGCCTGGCGAGAAGGTCCAGAAGATCCCAGGGCCCGGCAAGTACGAGCCGGGCAAGGGGCCCTCGGACTACGCGCCGCTGTACGCGCACCAGATCCAGAAGTCGCAAGAGGACTACATGACAGCCTCGGGCTCGTGGTGGACGCCGGATCAGGTGGAAGCGCTGGCCAACTACACCACGGGCTCTTACCACGAGATCAACTCGTACCTCCGTGGACAAGACCGCAACGGCAACCCCGTGGACACCATCTCCGACCTCGGCGCGACCCGGATCAAGATGATCCAGGCGGGCATGCGGCCCCTCCAGCAGGACACGTTCCTGCGGCGCGGCACCGGCTGGGAGCAGTTCCCGCAAGGCTTCCGCAGCCCCGATCAGATCAAGAAGCTGATCGGGAAGACCGTGCGGGAGCCGGCGTTCATGTCGACGACCGTCGGTGGCGAGGGCGGCGGCTTCTTCGACGAGTCCGTGCTCATGCACATCGAGGCCCCCACGGGCACCCGTGGGGCGTGGGTGAACCACATCTCCCACAACAAGTCGGAGAATGAAGTGGTCCTCCCGGCTGGCTCGAAGTTCAAGGTGCTCGACGCGTACCCGAATCCGGACAATCCAGGACAGACGATCGTGAGGGTGAGGGTGGTCTCGTGACCGCGCCGAAGGACCGCATGCAGGGCGACGACCAGCCGCGCGGCGACTGGGGAGGCGTCTACCTGGAGATCGTGGACGACGACGAGGACGGCGAGGGCTTCACCGACGAGGAGGCCCGCCGCTTCATGGAGCGACCGGCGGCGGATGTGGGACGATCGTCCGCACGAGAGGGGGCGTGATGGCCGAGGACTGCGGTTGTGGCGACGAGTTCGCCGCGCTCGCGACCAAGACGGACGAGGATCTCGCGGCCGACGGGCCGGACCCGCGCGGGACGAAGGTCACCCGCTGGGGCCCGAACCTCATCGCGCCGTACGGCAAGCCGACCGGGGACAAGCGGCGCTTCAAGGCTGGCGCGCTGGTCAACCGCGAGCTGCCGCTCCCGCTGAAGTGGCAGCGCGAGGACCAGCAGGGCCACCAGTCCAGCGTGGTGGTCGGCACTCTCGACGGCGTGGAGTACACGGACGACGGCGTGATGGGCTGGGGCATCATGCTCGACCCGGACCCGGAGCAGCTCCCACGCCTGGCCGAGGACGTGGCGGAGGCGAAGCTCCTGCTCGGCAAGAAGGTCATCGGGCCCAGCGTGGACCTCGACGCGATGGACTACCACCCGATCGGGGCCCCCAACGAGCTGGCGGCGGCCGACACGCGCCCCGAGATCGAGGTCACCAACGGCCGGATCTCGGCGGCCACCCTCGTGCCCATCCCGGCCTTCGCCGAGGCGCGGCCCTTCACGCTGACCGAGATCGACGCCGAGGAGTACGCGGCGATGACCACCGTGACGGCGTCCGGCGTCCGGATGGGCCTCGACGGGCTCCCCGTCGCGGACACCGTGTGGGACCCAGTGGTGTGGCTGATCGGGCGCGACTACTCGGGGGCCCTCTACGAGACGGTGGACCGGGTGCTCTTCCCGGTGGCGCAGGAGGTGAACGGCGAGCTGTCCCTCATCCCGGGCGCGGTCGCCGACGCGATCTCGGTCATGGCGTTCCAGGCCGACTCGGTGAGCCTCGGTGCGGGCGTGAAGCTCGCGATCCGGGAACGGCTGGAGGAGCTGGCGGCGGCGTGCGAGCTGCCCACCCCGCCGTGGGCTCAGGCCGCGCTGGTCGCGGCGGCCGGGCTCAAGGTGCTGCCGGCGGCCGTGTTCGCGGACCCGAAGCTCGACCGGCCCACGGCGCCGACGCTGGAGACCCTGCCGGATGGCACGCTGCGGATCTTCGGCCACCTGGCGCTCTGGGGAACCTGCCACATCGGCTTCCCCGGCGCGTGCGTCACCCCGCCTCACTCGAAGTCTGGCTACAGCTACTTCCATGTGGGCGAGCTGGACACCGACGCCGGCCCGCTCCCCGTCGGAAAGATCACGCTCGGCGGCGGCCACGCGGACACCCGACTTGGGTTCCAGGCGGCGGCCGAGCACTACGACAACACCACCACGGCCGTCGCCGACGCGCGCGTGGGTGAGGACCGCTTCGGCATCTGGTTCTCCGGCCTGGTGCGCCCCGGCCTCGACGAGCGACGCGTCCACGAGCTGGCCGTGAGCCCGCTCTCCGGCGACTGGCGGCGCGTCGGCGGCGGCATGGAGCTGGTCGCCGCGCTCGCGGTCAACACCCCCGGCTTCACCGTGCCGCGCGTCAACCAGGCGGGCGGGCGCCAGTACGCGCTGGTCGCGGCCGGCTCGATGGCCATGCACGACGAGATGGTCAAGGCCGACCTGACCGGCAAGAAGAAGCGCAAGCGCAAGCCGGAGGAGAAGGAGACGGCGGCCGACGCGGCGTATGGCGACGAGGACGAGTACGCGGCCGACGACGACGAGGAGCTGTACTTCTCCAGCCTGAGCACCGAAGCGCGCGAGCAGGCGGCCAAGGAGAAGAAGGCGAACCCGGACGGGTCGTACCCGATCCGCAACGTCTCCGAGCTGAAGGACGCGATCAGCGCGTTCGGCCGGGCGAAGGACAAGGCCCAGACCAAGGCGCTGATCATCCGGCGGGCGCGCGAGCTGAAGCGGGAAGACCTCATCCCCGACGGCTGGACCAGCGGCGAGAAGTCGTACAGCGCTGAGGAGGTCGCGCTCGCCGCCTATCGGGTGTTCGAGGCCGAGCAGCGGCGTGAGCGCGTGGACCGGGCGCTCGTCGCTACGCTGGAGGCCGATCTCGGCGAGCTGGACCGCTATGCGCTCCGGGGCCTCGCCGAACTGTTCTGACCTCAGGAGGGTTGTCGAGATGGCGTGTGGATGCCAGGGAGCGGCCAGCGGCCAGCAGTGGGAGCCCGTGCGGGCGGACAAGACCGTCGGCACGGCCACGACCAACAAGGCCCAGGCAATCGCGGACGCCGGCCCGGGGGGCTACGTCCGCGAGAAGAAGGCGGCGTAGGCGCCCAGAGCGCCACCAGGACGCGCAAACGGCGGCGGGCACCCCTACGAGGGGATGCCCGCCTTTCCGTGCTCTGTGGGCCACTCGCCGGTCGCCAGGCGGTGGTATTCGGCGCAGAGGCCCCCGGGGTCGCGGACCTTCGTGCGGAGGTGCCGGATGCACCGCTGCATCGAGCCCTTCACGCCCCAATGGATCTTGGTCTGTGCGCCCTCGCCGTGCACCCAGTACTCCGTGATGTGGCGCGTGCTCGACTGCGTGAGGTTGATCGCGTAGACCTCGCCGAGAGAGAAGCCGTCCTCCAGGGCCAGCTCATCGGCCAGGCGACGCGCAAAGGCGAGCGCCTCCAGTCGGGCGCTCGCCTCTTCAAGCGTGGTCATGTCGACAGCGTAGCTACCGGTCGACGGTCCGGATGCACTTCGCGTGGCCGTTGTGTCCGGCGTGGTTGTCCACCCGGGCGCCGGCCGGGACCTTCGAGCCCCAGCTCTCGCCAGAGAGCAGGATCACGCAGTTCGCCCCGCCCTTGTAGTTGCTGCTCTGGACGGAGAACACGACCTCCTGGCCCAGGCGGACCTGGATCAGACACGAGTAGGACTGACCTCCGGCCGGCTTGGTCAGGCAGTTCGGCGGCGCGGCCCCGTCGCCGGCCACGATCGTGATGAACGCCGGAACCTCTTCGGTCCATGAGGCGGTCACCCGCACCCATCGGCCGTCCGAGGTGGACGGCGTGACGCGGTTGCTGAGCGGCGCCTCATCGATGCCGGGGAACGCCTGGTAGTTGCGGCCAGTCTGGCTGGCCAGGATGGCGCCAGCGAGCACGCCGATGATCAGGAACGCCAGTGTCTTGGTGCTGACCTTCATCTGCTCTCCCGAGGTGGTGGAACATAGCGGATAAACTGGAGTACGGACTCGTACGAGAAGCGGGCGCCGGCCAGCTCGGCGACCAGTTCCGCGCGGCGGGCCATGAGCAGCGCGCCAAGCCAGTTCCTGCCGGGTGATACGCGCCAGGGCTCGCCGCGCTCGAAGGGCTCACCGTCGCGCTGCTCGCCGCCCCTGTCCTTACGGCCGGCCCGGAGATCGACGCCCCATACCTGGTCTCCCCACATCGTGCCCTCGACGATCAGGGCGTTTCCGGTGGCCAGCAGGACGCGCGCTTCGTCGCGGCCCTGGGCGAACTTACGGCTGAGCACGAGGCGCATCACGTCGTACTTGACCCGCTCCCAGTCGGGGCGGAGCCGGAGCATGTGCTTGCCCTGCTGCTTCGCTTCGGCTGGAGTTGGGCATGCGATGACCTTGTTGAAGTCAGCCCGGGTCTTGGCCTTGAGCGCCTGGAAGAAGTGCTCCCCCGTAGCGAACGCGAACCGGTCGAACCGGATGGGCGCGCCCTGGTAGAAGTTGGACAGGGCGCCCCACTCGTTGGCGCCCTCGAAGTCGTCCAGGTACGAGATCACATCGGGCGCGCCCATCAGCCGGCCACCTTCCGGCGCAGCGCGTCGCGCAGTGAGCCGGCATCCACGCCCTCCCCGGTGCCGGCCAGCGTGCCGCGCTTGACCATCTCCTGCACGTTCTGGCGCGAGCAGCCGAGCACGGCGGCGGCCACGGTGCGCGGCACGTAGGGGTCGCTGCTGCCGATCCACCACGCGCACGCGCGCCCGAACGGCGTACGCCAGAACTCTGGCTGAAGGCGCTCCGTGTCGTCCACCAGCTCCTCCAGGGCAATCCTCGCGACGTACTCGCCGGCCTGTACGCCCTGCTCGCCGGCCAGGGCGTGCCGGTACATGTCCCCGGTCGCTGCCAGCTCATGCAGCATGTACGGGGCGTCCCCCCCGACGGCGCGGGTCAGGCGGTTAACGAGCTTGGTGATGCGCTGTTCGACGGCCCGCCCGACCTCAGGGTTGGTCAGGATCACCAGGCCATGCAAGCCTTCCATGATCATCCACCTCCTATTTCCATGATCAGATCTACGGCGTCCTCCAGGAGCGCCGAGCACGTGAGCACCGTGCCGATGGCGGCGGCGGCTACCGCGAGCCAGAAGATCACGCTCGCGGCGCCGCTCTCCAGGCGCCTCACTCCGGGCGCCGGCCGTTGATCGAGGCGCACACGATGCTGGAGCCGAAGCTCCACGCCTCGATCTCGGCGTGCCGGCCGTCGACCAGCCAGCGGAGCTTCCGCGCCACCTCGGCCTCGCCGTTACGCTCCGCCTCCGCGTACCAGTCGAGCAGCTCCCGCATGGTGTGTGGGCGGGCGAGCTTCTCGATCTCGTCATCGGTCAGGGGCGCGGCCACGAACGCGTGGTGGTCGATGGTCTCTCGTAGGTTCACGGCTGGTACCCCGCCAACACGAGCAGCGCGGCCAGCGCGGCGACCGCCAGGAGGAATAGCCCTCCGCCGATCGCGAACGTCTTGATCTCTTCCCTCATCTCAGCTCCCTTGCTCGTTGCTGTATACCCAAAGCATACAGGGGCTTGACGAGAGTGTCAAGCCCCTGTGCGGAGTGGGGTCAGGCCCCGATGTTGTGGACCTGGATCATGAAGTGCACCGCGCGGGGGTACACGTACCGGCGGATCGTGTCGGTCTTCAGGTAGCGCTTGCCCATCGTGGCGAGGCCGTTGGTCGGCAGGATCACCGAGCGGTCAGCGGTCGCGATCATGATGGAGTGCACGGTCGCCTCCGGGTGGAGCTTGCCCTCCAAGAACGCGGGCATCGGGGCGGGTACGGCCTCGTTGACCAGCACGTGGAAGATCACGCGGTTCATCACGACCATCTCGTACGTGGCGATGCCGTCGTTCGTGGCCACGTAGTGAATCCCGTCCTGGCGGACCTCGGTCTCGGCCGGGGTGTCGAGCGCCGGCATGTCCTCCTGCGCGCCGACGATCTCGCTGAACATCGCGTCGAATTCGTCCTGACCCATGACTCTCTCCTTCGGTCCGGGGGCTCCGTGCCCCCCTTGCTTGTATGTCCTGACTCTACACCACGCTTGACGGTGCTGTCAAGTCGTGGGCCCGGAGAGCTTCGAACTCCCACCCCACCGGAACGGCCGGATTGCAGGGGTTGCCACCATCGGGCCCAAGGGCCTCACACCTCGAAGTGCAAGGGGGTCCACTCGGATACGCGCTGCTGGATGCGGAGCTGCGGCTGGATCGTGTTGTCCTCCTTGCCGTCGTAGTAGTGACCCTTGGCGATGCCGGCCCGGTACTTCGCCGCCTTCTCCATCGCGCGCTCGACGGTGTGGCTCGCCGAGACGTAGTGCGCGTCTGACCAGTCCTGGCCGTCAGCCCAGCGCTGCTGGATGACGAAGGTGATCTTGGTGGTGGTGAGGAAGTTCGGCTCGTGGCGGGCGGTCGTGGTGTCCATCTCGTCCTCCTGGGGCTCACTGCTTGGTATGCTCATACTATACAGGGGGCTTGACGACATTGTCAAGTCCCCTGTATTTGCCCAGGTCAAGCCCAGGGTGTCTCCGTGATCGCCAGGGTCGGGTTCCTGCTCTCGCCCGACTTCACGACCTGGCCGCTCAGCCAGACGCGCCACCGGATGTAGGCGAATGGGCCCGGGGTCATCGACCAGCCGAGGATGATCGACTCCCCACGCTTGATCCGTCCACGCCGCTCGAACGGCAGGCGCGGCGTGGCGCCGGACTGGAGCTTCGAGCCCTGCGAGAGCGCCCCGATGCGCCACTGCATGTTCGCCTGAGTCGAGCCCGGCGACCACCACGCTTGCACGATCACCTGTCGCGAGTCGTCCTCACCCAACGCCCGGTCGATCCGGCGCGGGTTAGCCACCTCCTGCGAGGTGTACTCGACGCCGACGTATGCGCCCCCGAAGATGATGATTGCCAGCAGGAGCAGGCCGAGCCTTGAGCGCGTGCGCGTCACCGGCCACTCCCGAAGATCAGGACCAGGCCGCACAGTACGAGCGACACGGCCAGGAATAGGCCGAGGTACCAGAGGCATCCCCGGCGGCGCGGTCCAGACACACGGGCTCCCTTGATGTTGCTCGCGAGCCGGTGGGCCCGCTTGCGGTCGTTGAAGGTCCAGGCTTGCGCAGGGACCTCTCTGGTGCGGCTGAGCTTCCCTCCAGGTATGAGGACGGTCCAGAGGCCCTCGTGGCGCCCGCGTCGGCGGCTCACTGTTCGGTGTCCTCCTCGGTCTCCTCGTCGGCCTCGGACTCTTGCGACTTCCGGCCGGTGTAGCCGGAGCTGAGGTCCTGAGACGGGTCACCCGTTGTGGTGCCGTCGTCGTCCACGAGTTCCATGATCTACTCCTCCTGAGTTGGTATGGTCACTGCATACAAGTATAGCCCGACCTGACGCGAATGTCAAGCCGGGCCATACATGATCGTCATTGCGCGTAGGTCTCCTCCAGCGCGCGGCACAGCTCGTTGATGTCGTGCTCGCGGCGGTTCAGCTCCTTGACCGCGCGTTGCAGCGCGTTCGAGGTCACGGTGTCGCCGAGCGGCTCGTAAACGGCGTGGGGCTTGTTCCCCTTGCCCGCCGCGTGCGAGAGCGACGCCTTGATCCAGCCGATCTCCTGCTCCAGCGAGGCCACGGCCATCGGGAGCGCCCGCTCGCGCATCCGGTTGGCCTCCAGGGCGAGCGTGAACAGGTGATCGTGGACCAGCTCCTGACTCTCGCGGATGTCCTCGGGGAATGTGTACCCGTGGTGATCCTTCAGGTACCGCACGATGTATTCCGGGTAGCGGATGGTCGGCATTGGCTCTCTCCCCTGTCAGCGGTAGCGGCGCGCGGCGCGCTCGCGGTCTCGGCGGTCCTCCAGGTGCCATACCCCGACCATCAGGCCGAGGTATGCGGCGCCGGCCACCACGGCGCCGAGCAACGTCCACCACGGGTGTGCCAGCAGGACGGCCGGCACACCCGCGATGAAGTCGAGTACGCGGCCCATCACGAGATCCAGGTCCCCGTGTGGTCGGCCGCGCGCAGCTTCGCCGCCAGGTCGTCGCGGAGGGTCACGTGGTCCTTGCGCTCGTCCGTGCCGGCGTAGCCGTCGGGGTCGAAGTCCTCCACGATGTCCAGCAGCTCCTGGGCGTACTCCAGGGGGAGCTGGATGATCAGGCGCCCGACGCCCTCGCGCCGGACGTACAGGTTTGGGATCGGGGGCATGGCTCTCTCCTTCGGCTGAGGCTCTACGGTGGGGGCCGGCGTGCCGGCCCTGCCCGAAGCGGCTCAGACCTCGAACGCGCTCAGGAACTGCCGGACCTCGGGGTCGTCTCCTTGGTACTCATCGGCGGCCGTGTGCGCGACGGGGGTGTGATTGGCCGCGTGGGCGTCCTTGAGCTTTTCCCACAGCTCGGCGTCGCTCGCGTCGTTGGCCAGGTGCAACAGCCGGCACAGGCGGGCGATCTCGGCGGCGGTCAGGTCGATCTTCATCTTGGTCTCCCTCTACCAGTACTTGATCACGAAGTGGAGAATTACCAGCACGACCCCGACGTTGACGCCGAGCACCAGCAGCCCCCAGAGGGCGAGGCCCAGGTTGCCGGCCAGCTCGCGCAACGCCTGGCGGCGGGCGCGCTTGGCCACGGGCCGCGTCTGCTCGAAGATTTCCTTCGCAAGTCGGTAGTGGTTCATCGGGATCTCCTCCTGTGTGGTATAGCCAGAGTCTACACGGGGCTTGACCAGTCTGTCAAGCCCCGTGCGCCGGGGCTCAGTACCCGTACTTCTTGGCGCAGACCGGACCGATCTTCTTCGCGATGCTCTCGGGGTCCGTGAGGGTCTTGCCGCACACCCCGCACTTGCCGTACTTCTGGCCGAAGGCGACGGTCGCGGCGTACGCGGTCTCGGCGGTGGCCAGCGCCTCAGCGATGTGCACGTTCTTGGCCGAGGTCAGCGAGCCGAAGTAGGCGCCCTTCGTGGACGGGTCGGCGCCGAAGACCAGCATGCCGCCGTGGAGTTTGCTCGGGGCCAGCTTGTAGCACTTGCCCAGCACCAGGTAGTGGCCCTTCGGCGGCACGTAGGCCAGCGGCGGGGCGGTCGGGATGGACTTAGGCGCCGGCCCGCTGGCCTTGGCTGCCTTCAGCTCGTCGATCTTCGTCGAGATGCTGTAGAAGTCCATCCCGGCGATCAGGAGGAGCTGCTCGGCGCGGACCTGGGGGGTCCAGTCGATCTGGCCGACCAGTGCGATTGCGAAGCTGAACTGCTTCTCGGTCATCGGCTTCGTGGTGGTGGTCATCTCAACTCCCCTGCCTCGCTGTATACCCATAGCATACAACGGCCTTGACAGGGTTGTCAAGCACCTAGGTCCAGGCAAACCGCAGCCCCGGCGCGCTCACGGGGGAAGCGCAGCCGGGGCCGTGGATCTCAGGAGAGAGATGCTGCTATCGTAACCGGCATCCGAGGTATCGGCGCTGGCTGTGGGCCGGTCGAACTGGGGGGGACGCTGAGGGCTGGGAGCCCAACGAGGCGCCTCGACCGAGCGAGGGGATGCTCTCGTGTTCGATGAAATCGTGGTCCCAACCGATTTCGCCACAGTCACCGACGACGACCTCCAGGCGCTGGAGACCCAGGCCCGCACGGCGGGCGCACCGCTCGCGGAGCGGGTGAAGGGCAACGGCGACCCGCTCACCGCAGAGGAGTCCACCGGCCTGAAGAAGCTGGCCGACGTGGTCACCAACGTGCGCAAGGAGCGGGAGCGGCGCATCTCGGCGGCAGCGGCGGCCACGGCCGACGCGAAGGCCGTCACCGACGCGGCCGAGATCTTCGCCACCGAGACCGCCGAGACGGTCACGGCCGGCGGCAAGACGGCCCCTCCGCGCGTTGCGGACGTGGCGGCACACTCCACCGGCGGCACCACGGGGGTTGTCGAGGAGGACAACGAGCGCAAGGCCCGGATGGTCGCGGCCCCGAACCTCCCGCATGTCAACGCCGGGGCGGTCTACGCCAACCTGGGCGACGTGGCGAAAGCGTGTGAGGCGCAGTTCGCCAGCTACCCGCGCGGCGTGCCCAACCAGTACATCAAGAACCCCGTGATGTACCTCCAGCGTGAGTTTCCGCCGGAGCTGACCATCAAGGAGAACGCGACCGGCGACGAGATCCTTCGGGTGCTGGAGTACGCGGGCTCGGAGGCGCGGCTCGACGGCAACTCGCTCGTGGCGGCGGCTGGCTGGTGTGCGCCCTCGCAGATCGACTACGGCCTGTTCGAGCTGGAGGGCACGGCGGGCCTGCTCGACCTGCCGGAGATGCAGATCTCCCGGGGTGGCATCCAGTTCACGACCGGCCCGGACTTCTCGACGATCTTCGGCGGCTCGGGCTACTGGCACCAGACGGAGGCCCAGGTCATCGCGGCCACCACCAAGCCGTGCATGGTCATCTCGTGCCCGAGCTTCACGGAGAAGCGGCTGGAGGTCGAGGGCGTCTGCATCACCGGCGCGTTCCTCCAGGACCGGGGCTACCCGGAGATGGTGCAGCGGTTCGTGCGGGGCGCGCTCAAGGCGCACGTGCGGAAGCTCAACATCTTCAAGATCAACCAGGTGGTCGCGGGCTCGACGCTCTTCGACTACACCAACGTGGCGAACCTGCCGGTCACGGCGACCGAATACAAGGACCTGACGGTCGCCTCGCGCATCCTCGCGCTCATCGGCATCCAGGCCGTGGACTACCGGTACAAGTACCGGATGGACCCGGAGGCGTCGCTGGAGTGCATCCTGCCGTACTGGCTGCTGGAGAGCATCCGGGCCGACGTGCAGCGGCGCATGAACCTGGACCCGGACCGCGCCTTCGTGGTCACGATGGCCCAGGTCAACGCGTGGTTCGCGGCCCGCAACATCCGGTGCCAGTGGATCTACGACTGGCTGGACACCTACAACACGACCAACACCAGCACGGTCGGCCAGACGGCGGGCGTCTACCAGCTCCCCACCACGGTCGAGGCCATCCTCTACGCGGCCGGCACCTTCGTGGCCGGCGTCGCGGACGTGGTCCGGCTGGACACGGTCTACGACTCGACGAACCTCGCGCTCAACCAGTACACCCAGCTCTTCACCGAAGAGGGCATCCTGGTGGCCAAGCGCGGCTTCGAGTCGCGGCGCATCAAGACCACGATCGACCCGAGCGGCACGGTCTCGGCGACCACGAACATGGTCACGGGCTAACCCCTGACGTAGCAGTGCGGAGCCGGGCGACCGGCTCCGCCCAGACCTCGGAAGGAGGGCTCCACGTGGACCTGCTCAGGGAGTTGACCGGGTACGGCTTCCCGATCTCGGCGATTGCAGCCGCGACGGACGCGGCCACCGACGGCGTCAACGCCAGCTTCGTTGCGATCATGCCGTTCAAGGGCACGATCACCCGCGTGCAGTTCATCCCGTCGGCGGCCGTGACCGCGAACGGAACGAACTTCCGCACCATCACCATGCGTAACAAGGGCACGCAGGGCCTGTCGGGCACGACGGCGGTGGCCTCGCGCGCCTGGTCGGCAGTCAACTCCGTGCTGAGCACGCCGGAGGACTACACGCTCTCGGGCACGGCCGCGAACCTGGAGGTCAACCAGGGCGACGCGTTCGACCTGAACCAGGCGCACAGCGGCTCCGGCCTGATCATCCCGGCGGGCGCCTTCACGATCTTCCTGCGGCCCCGGGCGTAAGGGGCCGGTCGTGCCACTGCCTCCGGCGATCATCGCGCCACCGACGCCCCCGACGGTCCGCAACGGGCTGTTCGTCGCGGCCACCGGGCCGATGCCGATGCTCCCGCACATGCAGACCACGGGCGCCCAGTGGTGGTCTGAGGCGTGCGGGAGCGCTCACCTGTACCCACCGGCGTGCGCAACGCCGCCCTACCCGGCGTTCGCCTACGACACGGAGGACGGCCTCTTCACCGTCTACCCGTTCGTGGTCTACGCCAGCGTGGTCTGTACGCCGATCGCGGAGAGCGAGGCCGACGCCCGGCGGAAGGCGTTGGAGCGGCTGCGCCTCGGCGAGCAGTACGCGGCTGAGAAGGCGCTCTGGGGCGGCGGCGAGGGCGTCACGGGCATCTTCGAGACGCTGGAGGGGCTCGGCAAGGTGACCCACATTCCCGACTCCGCCACCGTGGTCGAGGCCGTGTCCGTCCTTGAGCAGCAAGCGGCGGCCTCGAAGTACTTCGGGCCGCTGTTCATCCACGCGCGCCCGCGCATGGCTGCCTACCTGGCCAAGAGCCAGCTCATCCGGCCGTGGCACAGCGGGGACGCCGAGCACCTGTACTCGCACTACGGCTCGGAGTACGTCTTCGGCGCCGGCTACTCCGGCGAGAAGTGGGACGGCACGGACCCGTCGGCGACGGCCGAGAACATGTACATCACCGGGCGCGTGATGGTCTGGCGCGAGGAGACCCCCTTCGTCTCTCCGCCCAACCAGGTGCTGGACAAGACCACGAACCAGCGCGGCGTGCTGGCGGTCCGGGCCTACGCGATCGGCGTGGAATGCCTGGTCGCGGGTACGGTCACCACACGTGCGTAACGGAGGAGGACAGCATGGCTGAGTACATCATGGCGGAGGACGAGACGGCGGCCGAGGTTGCCCGCGCGCTGCTCGATCAGGCGGCGTCGCCGGACGACGTGCACTGGTCGCCGCGCCCGGACGTTCCCGGCGGCGGGGTCTTCGTGGTTCGGGACGAGGAGGTCGTGGCGCGCGTCGTCGCGGCTCGGGCCCATGCCCGCGCCGAGGCCGAACAGCCCCCGCCCAGCGCGGAGCCGGCCGGCGAAGAGGCCGACGAGGAGCCGGGCGACGAGGAGACCGAACCGCTCACCGAGGGCGACGAGGAGCCGGCGGTCGACGACCCGACCACGCCGGAGGACGAGGCAGCCATGACGCCCACCGCGCGGCGGGCAGCGCGGCGAGCCAAGGCGGCAGCTCAGTCCGAGTAAGAGGAGAACGGGGTAACCCATGACCTGCTACACCCTGAAGCCCATTCGGGGCTCAGTCATGCGCGGGACGAAGCTCGATAGCTGCGGCGCGCCCGTACACGGGCCGAAGTCCACGGTTACCTCCGACGGCTGGGTCTCAGTCGAGCTGACCATGGAGGTCGAGGACGGCACGGACTACCAGCTCCGTGGCGCGAACGACAACTACATCTACAACACCCGGGGGCGCCCCAAGATCCGCTGGGTCAACGCGGTGCTCAATTTCGGACAGGTCGATCCTGAGCTGTACAACCTCATGACGGCCAGCCCGATCGTGACCAACGACGCGACCACCCCGGAGTCGGTCGGCTTCCGCATCCGGGAGAACGTCTACGCCAACTTCGCCCTGGAGGTCTGGACAGACCTCGACGGCCTGGCGTGCATCAATGGCGTGCCAGCGTACGGCTACCTGCTGCTGCCGTGGATCGTGGACGCGATGGTCGGTGACGTGACGGTGCAGAACGAGCCGGTCACCTTCCCGATCACCCGCGCCCGCACCAACCGGGGCAGCCTCTGGGGCGTCGGACCATACAACGTGGACAACAAGCTGACCGCGCCGACCGGGCCGTCTCCGCTGCTCACCCCCATCCAGGCGACCGATCACCTGGACTTCCACCTGACCACCCTGGCCCCGCCCGCCGTGACGTGCGGCGCCGTGGCTCTCGCGTAAGGGGCGCAGATGCCTACGCTCGACAACACCGCGCTGAGCCTGAACTTCAGCGCCCAACTGAACAACGCGCTCGACCTGAGCGTGAACGCCCAGGCCGCGCTGTCGTTCGCGGCGGCGCGGGCGCTCCAGACCGGCGTGGGCGCCGGCCAGGCGGATCAGATGTGGTTCGACCAGCGGCAGATCGCGGCGAGCGGCAACGAAGACCTGGACCTGACCGGCACGGCGCTCCAGAACGCGCTGGGTGTCAATATCGGTCTGGCTCGGGTCAAGGCCCTGATCATCGAGGCCCTCGGGACCAACATCAACAACCTCATCGTGGGCAACGCGGCGGCCAACCCCTGGGTGGGTCCGTTCGGCGCCGGCACCCACACGGTCCAGGTCCGCCCCGGGGGGCTGCTGGCCATGTTCTGCTCGGACATCACCGGCTGGGCGGTCGTGGCCGGCACGGGCGACCTGCTCCGCGTGGCCAACTCGGGCGCGGGCACGGCCGTCGACTACAAGATCATTGTGGTCGGGGCGACCGCGTAAGCTACGAGGCACCGGGCCGGCTCGCCATCGCGGCGCGCCGGCCCGTCGTCTGAGAGGAGGCCGGCATGGATGAGCCGTGCGCCGGATGGGCGCCGAACACCGGCCTGTGCGCGTCCTGGGCGACCTACTCGGCCCAGGTGCAGGCGTACGCGACCCGGGTGGCTACACGCGTCCTGTGGGCCGCTACGGGGCGCCGCTTCGGGCTCTGCGCGCGGACGGTGCGGCCGTGCTGGAGCGTCCAGGAGCCGCTCTACCAGACCTTCCCGGTCGGCTACTACGGCGAGGGCTACTGGCAGCTCCTCGGCACGGCCGGCGGCGTGCAGGTCTTCGCCTCGGGTGCGTGCGCCTGCTCCTCGGCGTGCCAGTGCAAGCCACCGCAGATCCCGCTCCCGCCGGTGGTCAACTCGGTGACCTCGGTCCAGATCGACGGCGTGGTGCTCGACCCGTCGGCGTACCAACTCCAGGCCGGCTATCTCGTCCGGATGGACGGCCAGGCGTGGCCGTACGTGCAGAACCTCGCGGCGCCGCTCGGGCAGCCGAGCACGTGGGCCGTGACCTTCCAGCAGGGCGAGCCGGTCCCGGACGCCCTCAACGACGCGGCCGGGCTCTACGCCTGCCAGGTCGGCGCGGCGCTCACCGGCGGCTCGTGCCAGCTCCCGAACCGCGTGCAGTCGGTCACCCGTCAGGGGGTCACGATCGAGTACGTGGACGCGGACAACTATCTGGATCATGGCCGCACCGGCTACGAGGTCGTGGACTCGGTGATCGTGACGTACAACCCGAAGGGGCTCATGCAGCGGCCCCGCTTCCTCTCTCCCGACCTGCCGATCTACCGCTGAGGAGCGTCCACTGTGGACTTCTATGGGACCTTCTTCCTGAAGGCCGTGAACGCAGAGATCGACCTCGACGACAACATGGTCTGGACGCTGCACACCAACGCGTACGCGCTCAACCGCTTCACGCACCAGTACGTCTCCGACCTCACCAACGAGCTGGCCACCGGCGGCGGCTACACCAGCGGCGGCCTGGCGGCCGGTGTGGTCTCGCGCACGCTCACCGTGGCCAACTCCTGGGCGACCCAGCGGGCCAACTCGACCGCGTACACGGCCGGGGATGTGGTCCGGCCAGCGGCGGCCAACGGCTTCCTGTACCGGGCCACGACCACCGGCACGAGCGGCGGCTCCATCCCGGCGTTCCCGACGAACATCGGCGACACCGTGGCGGACGGCGGCACGATCTGGGAGTGCTACGGGCGGGCCATCATCGTGTTCACGGCGGCCGTGCCGGCGAGCTGGGCGGGCGCCACGTTCACCGCGCGCTACCTGGTCCTCTCGGACCGCTCGGCGGGCGCGGCGGCCCAGCAGCCCCTGGTGGGCGTGCGGGACTTCGGCAGCGACCAGACCGGCGGCGGGGGCGCCTTCTCGGTGAACGCCCACCCGACGCTGGGCTATGGGCACATCGCGATCCACTAACCTCCTGGAGCGACCTCGGGAGGGGCGATGACCGACCATCTGTGGACCACCGGCGAGACCATCGGCGTGCCCGACGCCAGCGACGGCGGCGCGGCGGGCATCACGACGGCCACGACCGTGCAGTTCCAGAGCGCCGGCTCCGTCACCGGCGTGCAGTACCGCGCGCCCAACACCCTCTCGGGCACCTGGACCATCGCGATCTGGGAGGTGACGGCGGCCGACCCGCCCTCCACGGGCACACTGCTCGACTCGAAGAATGTCACGCTGGCGGCCGGCGTCTGGCAGGACCTGTTCTTCAACGCGCCCATCCCGATCACGCCGCTGACGAAGCTCTACCGGATCGGCGTCTGGTCCAGCGCGGGCCGCTACGTGGCCACCTCGGGCGTCTTCAGCGCGGCCAACTTCACCTCGGCCGGCGGCTTCATCAAGGCCATGCACAACGGCGACGACACGGTAGGGCTCGGGTCGATCGCCCAGGGGACGTTCCGGGACAACGCGGCGATCGGCTACCCGAACGGCCAGGCGGGCGCGGCCTCCTACTGGACCGGCCCTGTCTTCGAGCCGGCGGGCGCCGACCTCAACGTGGCCGACAGCCCCGGCGGCGGCTCCCTGGGCTCGACCCCGAACACCCTCACGATCGACGTTGCGGTGGCCGACTCGCCCGGCGGCGGCACGCTGGGAAGCTCGACGGAGACCGTGATCCCCGGCGCGGCCGTGAACGTGCCGGACTCGCCCGGCGGCGGGAGCCTGGCCTCCACTCCGACGACCGTGCAGACCTCCAGCGCGCTCGCGGACACGGCCGTGATGCCGCTGCTCCTCCAGATCCTCGGGTGCCTCCAAGCCCAGGCGCTCACCGTGACCAAGCCCCCGGCGAACGTCCAGCTCCGGCCCGGCGCCACCTTCTCGCCGAATGCCGACAATAAGCGCGACGAGTGCTGCGAGGGGATCGCGTGGGTGCGACCCGGCCCCATGTACCCCTCGACGGACTTCCCCCAGCAGCTCACGACCGTCTGGGCCCCGGGCACCAACCAGTGGGCGCTTCAGGTAGAGCTGGGCATTGAGCGCTGCATTCCGATCATCGGTACCGAGGTCGGGTCGGTGGACGGCATCCCCTCGGCGGCCCAGTGGCTCGCCGCGACCCAGGCGGCCATGGATGATCGCGCTATGCTCCGCCGGACCATCTGCTGCATCGTGGACCTGCTGGGTAAGCGCAAGGTCGTGGTCGGCCAGATCACGCCGCTGGAGAATGAGGGCACGTGCGGCGGCGAGGTCGTGATTCTGACGGTCCTGGTGCAGGCTTGCGACGGCTGCTGAGAGGAGATCCGGGTGGAGCGCGCCTTCTGGGCCACGGCGAACGTCGGGCCATACCGGGAGTTCCAGGTGGTCGTGCTCGACGACGCGAAGCCGGACGATCTGGGCTGGATCAACTCGGGGTGGCTCCGGGAGATTGTGGCGCCAGCTCCAAGGCCCCGTGAGCGGCCAGCGTGGACGACGCACACCCGGCGGCGCCGTGGCAACTAAGGTCCGGGTGGAGTTGGACCGGGCGTGGGTGCTGGCGTACGCGGCCAGCCTGGCGGCCCCGCACGTCGCCGAGACCACGCGGGCCGTACAGAACCGGGCCCGGGTGCTCGCGCCCAAGAAGACCGGCAACCTCGCCAACTCGATGCAGATGACCATGCGGGCGCGGCGGACGTTCGTTGCCGGCACGGTCGAGAGCCGGGTCAAGTACTTCATGCCGGTGCACGACGGCAGCGAGCCGTACACGATCAGCGCGAAGCGGAAGAAGGCGCTGGTCTTCTACTGGAAGCGGGTCGGCGCGGTCACGGTCGTGCCGAAGAAGCGCACCGGGACGGGGCTCCGACACACCAAGAAGGGCGTGCGGTTCTTCATCGGCAAGGGCTACGTGAACCACCCGAAGATGAAGGCGCGGCCGTTCCTCATGCGGGCGCTGGAGGAGGTGGCCACGGCGCGCGGGTACAAGGTCATCCCGCTCGGCCGTGCGGCGGCCACCGGGGACTTCTGACGTACGATCGCGCCATGGCTGCAATCTCAGGAGAGATCGTCGAGCGCGACGGGGCCGAGGACGACGGCGAGGACGGCCGGCCGTTCGAGGAGTTCACGCTCGGTAACATCACCGTGCACTTCGCGGAGCCCAGCAAGGGTCAGATGCTCATCGTGATCGGCATGCTCGACATGGTGGACGAGGAGGACCCGAAGCTCCAGATCGAGGCGGTCAACCACTTCGGCGTGGTGATCAAGAGCCTCTTCACGCGGGACGCCGACCGCCGGACCGTCTTCCGCTCGCTGGCCAACGGGTCGCTGGAGCTGGAGGAGTGGTTTGAGCTGGCCATGGCGATGATCCAGCAGTGGGCGCCGGAGGAGATCACGAACCGCGAGCAGCGCCGCTCCACGACGACCAAGGCGCAGCCGCAGAAGCGCGCGGCGCGCGTGGTGAAGGGCGGGCGGCCACGGTGAGCGGGTGGGAAGAGGGGGACAAGATCATGACGGAGCTGGGTGACGAGCGGGCCAAGGGTCTCACGGCGTCGGCGCGCGTGCTCAAGATCGTGGAGCAGTACCTCCAGGGGAGCCCGGAGAACGCCGCGCGGCTCCGGGCGGCGATCGAGCGGCTGGACGGTGATGAGTCGGATATGGTCAGGGACGCGCGTCGACACACGGCGGCGCACCTGGCGGTCGAACTGCTCAAGGAATCGGGCATCCCCCGTCGGGCTGAGGATGGCAACGGCGGCTCGGTCATCGGCCAGGCGGTCGCGACGGCGGCCCGAGAGATTGAGCACTACCTCCGCGAGGGCTGAGGCGTGGACATCGCAGCGGCCCTGCGGCCCTGCGCGGTGGAGGTGCAGCTCGGCGAGTGGCTGTACACGATCCCCGAGCTGCCGGCGGCCGACTGGATCGAGGCGATCGTCAACCCGGACGGGGGCGCGGTCGTTCCCGGCCTCATGAACGAAGTGACCCAGCGGGACGTGTGGGCCTGCTTCCTGCGCGGCCAGATCCAGCGCCAGGAGCTGGAGGAAGCCTGGCGCGACGTGCTGGCGGCGGCCACCGGGCACAAGTGGTGGAGCGTGACGCGGCTGTTCCTCGGTGCGACCGAGGCCGGCACCTGGCCGACCCTGCACGGTGAGCTGCTCATTCGGGGTATCGACCTGGAGCGGGTGAGCATCGGAGCGGCCTATCACGCGATCTACCGACTCGGGCTGGAAGGCTGCAAGGACGACGCGGAGCGGGCCAAATTCCAGTTCGACATAGCCCAGGCTCCGCCCGGCGTGGACATGGCCGAGTCGTTCGACAAGGCCGAGGCCGCAAGCGACTTCATGGCGGCGATGGGGCTCTTGCGCGGCATGGAGTAGGGCGGGCGCCCGGCTGATCCACTGAGGGCGTCCGGGCCGGTACTCTGCTGCTATGCCGCAGCTCGGGAAGGCGTACATCGAGGTCCGCGCGGACCTTAGCAAATTCCCGGCTGAGCTGAAGAAGGAGCTGAAGAAGGCCCTGGCCGAAGGGGTGGCCGGGGTCTCCTTCGACGGTCTCGCCGACAAGGCGGAGGAGGCGGCCGGCACGGCGGCGCACCGGGCCGGGGACAAGTTCGAGCGCGAGGGGAAGCGGACCTTCAAGAGCGCGGCCGAGGGCATCGGGCGTGAGACGAGCCGGGGCTTCCTCGGCAGCATCCGGGCCATCTTCAGCCGAAGGGGCGGCTCTGGTGGTGGCGGCCTCTTCGGCGGGGTGATCAAGAACCTCTTCAGCGGCGCCCAGGACGCGATCAAGACAGGCGTGCAGGGCCTCAGCGACGTGGGCGGCAAGATCGGCGGCGTGCTCGGCGCGATCGGTGGCGGCGGGGGGGACATCGCCAGCCTGATCAAGGTGGCCGCGATCCTGGCGGCCATCCCCGCCGTGTTCGGCCTCGTTGGCGCCCTCGTCCACCTCTCCGGCGCCCTGCTCGCGCTGCCGGCGGCGGCCGGCGTGGCGGCGGCCGGCATCAGCGTCCTGGTCGTGGCCTTCCAGGGCTTCGGCGAGGCGCTGAGCGCCGGCTTCTCGGGCGACACGGAGAAGTTCAAGCAGGCGCTCAAGGGCCTGGCGGAGCCGGCTCAGACGGTGGTCAAGGAGATCGTCGGCCTGAAGTCGATCTTCAAGTCGATCAAGAGCGACGTGCAGACCGCCTTCTTCGCGCCCATGATCGGGATCTTCAAGCTGCTCGGCAAGACCCTCCTGCCGGAGATCCGCTTCGGCATGCAGGATGTGGCCGACGCCCTCGGAAACCTCTTCGCGAAGATCCTCACGCTAGGTACCGAAAATGACATCTTCAAGGATGTCGGCAAGATCTTCGACTCGACGGGCCGGATCATCCGAGATCTCACCGGGCCGATCACGGAGCTGTTCGCGGTCATGTTCGGCGTGGTCAAGCATGGCCTGCCGTTCGTGGAGCGCTTCTTCCACTTCGTCGGGGAGGGGCTGACCAGGCTCACCGGCTTCTTGTCCGGCTCGCTGAAGAGCGGCAGCTTCGAGCGGTTCCTGGAGAACGCGGCGAAGATCGGCCGCGAGCTGTTCGGCATCCTCGGCGAGGTCGGCCACCTGATCGGGGCGATCTTCGGCGGCCAGGACGTGGCCGAGGGCTCGACCCAGTTCCTTAGCGACATCAAGAAGGCGATCAAGGCCCTCGCGGACTTCTTCGACAGCGAGCAGGGCAAGCAGGTCATCCAGGGCTGGCTGGTCGTGCTCAAGGGCCTCGGGATCGCGCTGATCGGCGTGGCCATCTTCCTGGGCAAGGCGTTCTACTGGACCGACCAGTTCGTGCGCGGCGTGCAGGCGGCCGTGGTCTGGGTGCTGAAGTTCCTCCAGGCGATCGGCGGCGGATTCGTCTCGGGGCTCCAGGCCGTCGGGAGCTTCTTCGAGAGCATCGGCTCGGCCATCGCGGACTTCTTCACCGAGACCATCCCGAACGCTTTCAACGCCGTGGTGGAGTTCATCCAGAGCCTGCCGACCCGTATCCGCGATGGGCTTATTGCCCTGTTCGGGTTCATTGTGAGCTTTATCGCGGAGCAGATCGGCCGGTTGATCGGCATCATCCTGGCCCTGCCCTACCTGATCTCGACGCTGCCCGAGAGGGTATCGGCGATCTTCGATACGGTGATGGGCTTCATCTCCGGGCTCGGTCAGCGGGCGCTCGATTCGCTGGTCAGCTTCGGCGGCTCGGTGCTCACGTTCTTCTCGAACCTCTGGGAGAACATCAAGACCCTGGTGGGGGTCGGCATCGACGCCGTGGTCAACTTCTTCGGCTCGCTGCCCGGTCGCATCCTCGCCCTGGGCCCGGCGCTGCTCAACGCGGCCAAGAGCCTGGGCCGGAAGATCGGCGAGGGCTTCTCGGAGATCGGCAACTTCGCCAGCGACATCGGGAAGAAGATCGTTTCCGCGATCAAGTCGGGGATCAACTTCATCATCGATGGGATCAACCGGGGCATCGCGGACATCGACGACAAGATCCCGATCGGGCTCCCGCGCCTGCCGCACTTCGAGCGCGGTGGGATCGTCAGCTCGCCGACCGTGGCGCTCCTCGGCGAGAAGAACAAGCGCGAGGTCGTGCTCCCGCTGTCCGACCCGGCGCGGGCCCAGCAGCTCGCCGAACAGTCCGGCCTGGCCAAGATACTCTCGCGGGGGGCGGCGGCCCCGTCGATCAACCTCACGGCTGTACTCGACGGCTTCGGCTTCATCAAGGTCATTCGGATGGTGGCCGGCGACATGCTCGACGAGCAGGGCGCCGAGCTGTCGTACGGCGCCCGGACATAAGGGGAGGTCATGGGCTCCATCACGGCTTTCCCAACGCCCGAGCGGGGGCACGTCAGGCTGGAGATCGACTGGACCAGCCATCCCCACTCCACGAAGTGCTTCGTCTACCGCGTGGTGAACGGCGCGGCGACGCTGATCCGCGAGGGCGACCTCCTGCCACTCAGCAACGGGCGTGCGTGCGTCTACGACACGGAGGCGCCGCTCGATACCGTCCTGCGCTACCGGACCGTGGCGCCGATGAACATGAACGGCGACTTCCAGGACACCGTGGAGGAGTGGCTCGACACCACGAACACGGGCACCATCGGCAACGTCACCCAGACGGGCGACTTCTTCGTGCCTGGCCGGAGCAACTATGCCCTGAAGCTGGCCCAGCCGATCTCCTCGGCGACGCTGCGCGCGGTCTCCGAGTTCATCCCGGCCACGGTCGGCGTCACATACACGGCGATCTCGCAGCTCATGGTGCCCTCGAACTGGCTCGGTGGCATCGGGACCCAGATCTTCTGGTACGCGGGGACGAGCTTCCTGTCCGCCTCCGGCGCCTTCGGCAACCTCTGGCCCGGCGTGGGCGTCTGGGAGGCGTCCAGCGCGAGCGGCGCGGCGCCGGCCACCACGACCCAGATGCGGGTGGCGGTGGGCATCACCGGCACGCCGCCGCAGGGGCTCAACCTGTACGCGGGCGAGGTCTACGTGACCGAGTCCGCCAGCACCGTCGAGACGGCGGACCTCATCCTCCTCGGCGCCGGCAAGGGCTGGTGGAAGGACCCGCTGCACCCAGCGAACAACCTCCGGCTGCTGATCGACATGGACGCGGGCGCGTGCGTTTCCACCGGCGTGGGCTTCGTCGGCATCGGCGACCGCCAGCGGCCGGCGGACTCGACGCTGTTGGAAATCCCCGACTCTCCGAACGGTGTGGGCGTCTACGGCCGGCGGAAGAGCCGGCGGTCCAGCATCCGGGTGGCGTCCGCCACCTACGACGACGCGGCAGCGATCGAGGCCCTGCACGCCTCCGGCGCGCCGCTGCTGCTCCAGCTCCCACGCGAATACGGAGAGGGCGACTTCTACGCCCTGTACGCGGAGCTGACGAGCGGCCGGATCGCCACCGACCAGCGCGTCCAGATCCAGATCCACGGGGCGTCCTACGCGGTCGTGCGGGCGCCGGTGGGCCGGGCTGACGGGGTGGCCGGCACCCGCTACTCGGACCTGACCAGGTATGGCACCTACGCGGCGGCGACGGCGGCCAGCGTGACGTGGCTCGATGCCCTCCAGGGGGAGCTGGTCTGAGTGCTCCCAGCGCATCGCAACGCGTACCGGCAGACCCTGGCCAGCAGTCACGAGGCGTTCAGCCGCGTGGAGGTGTGGCGCGGCGGCGTGCAGATCGAGGAGCTGGCCTACACCCGCAAGGAGAGCCTGGTCCGGAACACCCCCGTGTTCACCGGTGGCAGCGTGCGGGCCACGCTCCAGTCTCGGGTGGCGCGGTCGCTCGACCTCACCGTGCCCGAGTGGCTGTACCCGTTCAAGCCGACCGATCTGCTCCAGCCGTACGGCACGCAGTTGCGGGCCTACCGAGGGGTGCGCTACGGGGACGGGGGGATCGACGAGTTCCCCGTCTTCGTGGGCTCGATCACCTCCGTGAAGCCCTCCGGCGGTGGCGTGGCCCGGGTGAGCGCGGGCGACCTCGCGGCCGACGTGATCAAGGCCGGTTTCTCGGCTCCGTCGCGGGCCCAGGTCGGGGATTTGGTCTTGTCCGAATTCATCCGGCTGGTGGACGAGGCGATCAGCGGGGCTACCTTCGGCCAGAGTGATGCATTCACGGAGATCGTCCCCGAGCTGTCGTACGACTTCGACCGGGGCGCGGCCCTCGACGGCATCGCCAAGGCGGCCAGCGCATTCTGGTACCCGCTGGCCGGCGGCCAGTTCGTGCTCCGCCGCGTGCCGTGGACTGTCAACCTCGACACGATGCCGCTCCCAATGACCGACGGGCCTGGCGGCACGGTGCGCTTCGCCTACCCCGACCGCTCCAACGCCAACGTCTTCAGCCGGATCACGGTCACCGTGGAGCGAGCGGACGGCGGCGACCCGATCTCGGCCACGGTCGACGACCTCGACCCGGCGAGCCCGACCTACATCCTGGGCCCCTACGGCATCAAGGCCGGCCGTGTCCAGCTCAACCAGGCGGCCAGCCCGAGCAGTGTCCTCCAGGCGGCCCGGACCATCCTCGCGCGCTCCAGGTCCCTCACTGAGAGCTGGCAGATCACGTGCGTGCCGGACGGTTCGATCGAGCTGGGCGACGCCCTGGACCTGGCCTACAGGGGCTCGATGCCGGACCCGGCGCGGGCCATCCAGCTTGTCGCCGGCTTCACGCTGCCGCTGGACGTTGACGCGGATATGTCCATCGACGGCCGCGCCCTGCAATCGACGGAGCTGGAGGGCGTGTGATCGAGAGCCTGCTCCTGCCGGGGCTTACCGGGCCGCGAACGCTCACCCAGGAGACGGCCAAGCTGACCGACGACCCGTCGAACCTCCGCATCGGCACCGTCACCGAGGTCACGTCGCGCGGCATCAGGGTGGCCGTGGCCAACGGCACGGTGGGCGCCTCGCATCTGAGCAGCTACTCGCCGGCCGTGGGCGACATCTGCGCCATGATGCAGAGCCAGGACACCTGGGTTGCCCTCGGGCGCATCGTGGGCCCGGTCACGCCGACGGACAACCAGTCCCCGGGCACCGGCGTGGGGATGACCATCCTCGACGCCATGGTCTCGTCCGGCGGCGGCGGCACGCTGGCTTCGAGCACGGGCTCCCTGGTGACGACGCCGAAGTTCGACGTGACGTTCTTCCACCCGCCCGGCCATGTGGTCCTGGTGTTCGCCGGCTTCAACTGGTACGGGAACACCACGGGTGACTGGATCATGGCGCAGCTCTGGGAGACCACGACCAACACTCAGGTTGGCCAGTTCGTGGACATCCAGAGCAGCTCCTCGTTCGGGCGGGCGGACTGGATCTTCGGCGCGGCGCTGGACTCCTTCGGTGGCGCAGAGCGGACGTACGTGCTGAAGTTCCAGCGGCTCTCCGGCACCGGTACCGTTCGGATGGACGACAGCACGACCAACCGGCCGTTCATGGTCGCGTACGACCTGGGCGACACCAGCGTGATCCGAGTCGTGTGAGGAGGGGCTCTTGACCGGCACGACCGCGACCCAGAACCTGGTCTATCCCACGAGCGGCGACCTGCTCAGAGATCAGGGCAAGTACCACCGTGACCTGGCCGTCGCGGTGGACAACCGCATCCGGTCCCACGACATCGATGTCCAGCGGTCGCAGATACCGCCCTTCGCGCTGGTCGAACGCACCACGCAGTTGACCTCGGACCTCTCCTTCGGCGGCCAGCGGGTGCTCTTCAACTGGGAGACGGTTCTCGAAGACACCGACAGCATGGTCAGCCTGGAGAACGATGCGACGATCATACAGATCAAGAAGACCGGCTGGTGGAACACGGGAGTATACGCGGAGCTGGTCGGCACCGGGTGTAGCCCCGGATACGCGAACCTCTATATCTCCAACGACACCGGCGATACCGTGCAGCTCATGCATGACGCCGTGGTCGGCTTCGTCGCGGGCTCCTCGGAGGACCTGATCCGGGTGACCGATTCGAGTGTCGGCCTACCCAAAATTTCGGCCAGCGTGTCGTACTCGGGAACCAACTGCGGATCGACATACACCATTATCAGGGCCCGTATGTGGGCCTACTGGGTGCGTGATCTGTGACCAGCTACACGCGGTGGTACGGCCTGCCGCACCCGACGGCCCTGCTCCTGCCCGACGGCACGGAGCGCTTCAACGACGACGCCAACGGCGCCTCAGACCTCCAGCTCTTCGCCGAGGCCGTGGACCGCCAGCTCGATCGGGTGAGCGCGCTCTGGACGGCCGAGATCTCCAAGCCGGCCGAGGTGCTTCGCCTGGCCGTGGACCAGACCGGCCTGTCGGCCAACACCGACAACACGTTCTTCGTGGACACGCTGGTCAAAGGCTCCGGCGGCATGGCGGACACCCAGAACGTCAACGGCGCGGACTCGCGCTCCGGCTGGTTCCACTACGAGGCGAGCGTGGCCACGATCCCTTCAGGGGCCAGCACCGGCGTGCGACGGCTGCTTAAGGCGTGGGTGGTGCAGGACACGTCGAACGGCCTGGTAACCGTCGAGGAGTACCTCCAGGAGGAGTTTGAGGCCGGCGGCGAGACGGTGAATCACCTGAGCTTCGTGACGTTCCTGGACTCCTCGCGGGCCGTCTGGCTGGCCTTCTTCCACAACAACACGGCCAGCACGCTCACGCTCAAGGCGTCCACCACGTACATTTCCGCCTATCGAATCAGCCCGAGGACGTGACCCATGGGCGGGACCACCAACTCCCAGTCGCTGCGCTACCCGTACTTGACCGAGACCATTACGGACGCGTCGACTAAGAACCTGGCCGACGACATCGCCACGGCGCTGAGCGCGCAGGATACGAAGCGGGCGGCGGCGCTCAAGCGTGCGGCGGTACAGGTCGCGAGGAACGCCAACCAATCGATCCCCGACAATACCGATACGCTGGTCTCTTTCGACGGGGAGATCCAGGACACGGACAACGTATGGGTGATCGGCACGCCGACCCGGCTGACCATTCCGGCGGGTCTCACCGGGCTCTGGTGGGTGCGCGCCCAGGTGCTCAGCGCCGGCCACACATCCAGCACAACGAAGGGCCAGCTCTCGATCAGGGTATCGGGGACCACGGTGAAACGGCGGACCTACTTCACGGCCACGGGCACCATCAAGAACCAGATGCAGGTCTCCGGGCTGGTGAACGTACCCAACGCGGGCGACTTCATCGAGGTGGCGATCCTGCACGTCGGTGGCGGGGCGCTCAACGCCAGCTCGATCTTCTGCGAGGCGATGCGGAGGACCCAGTGATCGCCATCGTGACGCGCGATTACGAGAAGGCGGTGGCCTATCTCAAGCTGGCGGCGCCGCTCGGTGATCCGTATGTGGTCGTGACCAAGCCGGAGGATGTACCGAGCGAGCTTAGGGGAGCGGCCTTTCTGGAGACGGCTCCGGATGACGTGCTGATGGCGGTGGCGCGAGCGCTTGAGCGCGCTCCCGTCTCCGCTGCAAACCCATCAGCGCCAGGCGCTGCACGCCGATGAGGATGAACGCGCCGTAGCTGACCACCTGGATCACGAAGCGGCCCGGGTAGTCGCCGAGCACGATGTTCGCCACAGTCAGCGCCGCGCTCCAGGTGAAGCATCCGGCCGTGGCCATCAGGTGGCGCCCGGCGGGCGAGATGCGCCAGCGGCTCGACGAGGACACATGGTAAGTGACCATCACGGCGCCCCACACGGCCGCGATGGCCGAGAAGAGCACCAAGAACGTGATGGCGCGAGCGGTCACGCGTTCCTCCCGAGGGCCTCGCGGATCAACCTTGCGAAGCCATTCTCCCTGTTCACGCGCTCAATTTCATGCGCTTGCGCCCGGACTTCCGGGCGACGAGCGCGAGTCTCGTGCAGGTGGGCGGCGGCCTCCCTGGCGGCCGTCTCGGCGCGGCGGGTCTCATCACTCGGGGTGACCAGTGGGACGGTCGTTGCGGGCATCTCGGTCTCCCGTAGCTCGGACCGGCGCCGGAGCCAGGCAAACCACCTCATCGGCGTAGCTGCTCCTCCCGGATGGCGTTGAGCAGGCCGGTCGTGGTCCTGGAGAGGGCCAGCAGCTCTCGTGCCTGCTCGCGGTCTTCGAGGGCGGCGGCCTGCCACCTGTTAGCCGCAGTCTCCCACGCGTCACCACGCCGCGTGCAGTCCGAAAGGCGTGCCTCCCAGGAGGCCGTCAGCCTCTGGATCTCTTCGCGGTGGGCGGTGCGCGCTTCTCGGAGCTGGTTGGCCACGTGGTTGACGAATGTGCGGCCGACGACCAGGAGGAGGGCGGTAAGCACGCCGGCCACGCCGACTTGAGCCATCCAGGGTTGCGGGTCGAACACGGATATCCTCCCCCGTTATCACTGAACGTCAGGCTAACGCACAAGACCGACAACTCCGCGTATCGTCATGGTCAAGGAGGGAGGTGTAAACGGTGTCAGAATCCGTAAATCACGATGACGACTCGCGTTTCTTCAAGGTCAACTACGATCAGCCGACTGAGGAGGAGCGCACGAGCCATCCCCCGTCGCCGGCCCCGTCGCCTGAGGATCGGTCGGAGCGGGCCGAGCACAACACCGGGGAGGTGGACGCATGACGGTCTGCACTCCGTGGCGGGTGGCGGCCAGCGAGAATGTGCTCCTGGAGCAGATCGACGGGCTGTGGCCCGGCCGGAGCAAGAAGTCCGACGGCTCAATCGGCGACGCCGCGCACCAGGCGGAGCAGTGCAGTAGCCAGCACAACTCGTGCTGCATCCGGCTGAACGGCGTCTGGATCATCCGGGCGCGGGACTTCACCCACGACCCGGCCAGCGGCGCCGACATGCGCAAGATCTGGGTCGCGATCATCGCCTCGCGCGACGACCGCGTACGCTACATGATCTTCAACAAGAAGATCGTCTACCCGACGGCGCGCAACGGCTACGGGCCATGGGTTGAGCAGCCGTACCACGGCGACGACGACCACTCGGGCCACCTGCACCTCTCGGTGCTCGACGACCCGGCCAAGTTCGACAACACCCGCGCGTGGGCCGTGGGCGGCGCCACGCCGCCCGGCGTCGCGGCGCCAGTACAGGAGGAGAGCATGGCTGACCTCGTCCGGAACCCCACCGGCGGCATCTTCAAGGGCACCAACCGAGGCAAGGTCGCGGTCTCCTGGGATGAGTACGTGAGCCTGGGCCAGCCCCGGTTCATCCAGGCGGCCAGCGACGCCCGGGTGGATGAGCTACTCCCGGCGCCGCTCGACCCCGACGAGATCGCAAAGGAGGTCGCGGCGGCGATCGTCGCGGCGCCGGACAACCCGACCACCGAAGCGGACGCCGACGCCATCGCGGCGGCCGTGCTCGCGAAGCTCCGCGTGGCCCTCGGCGGCGCGGCATGAACAGCTTCCGGGGCGTCTTCCGGGTGGCCCGTGACCCGGTGGTTTGGACCAACCTCCTCGCGGCGATCGTGATGCTCGCGGTCACGTTCGGGTGGCACGTCAGCCCGGACACGCAGGGCCTCATCAACGCGGCGGCGGTCGCGCTCGCCGGGCTCGTCTCCGGCTGGAAGGTGGCCACGGACGGCGGCCTCGCCCTGGTGATGGGCTTCTTCAAGGCCGTGATCGCGCTCGCCGTGGCGTTCGGCCTGCACTGGAGCGGGGAGCAGCAGCTCGTGGTGATGGCGGTCGTGGCGGCCGTTGGCGCGGCGTTCGTGCGCACACAGGTCTCGTCGGGCGTTCCGCCCACAACCGGGTAGGCCAGAGGTCCACCCAAGCAGAAGAGCGGCCCCGGGGTGCACCGGGGCCGCTCGCTTTGTCCTGTGGTCAGCGGTGGTCGCAGGGCCTGCTGAGGGTCGAGGCCCACGCGCACAGGTCGGCCAGGTTGACGCACGCGAGGTCTCGGCCCCGGACGGCCCGGCCGTCCTCCTCGATCAGCTCGCAGAAGATCACGTGAAGCTCGACCTGCTTGGTCCAGCCCTTCTCGCGCAGCGCTGCCGGCCAGTCGAGCACGTCGGCGTCTGGCCAGTGCCCGGCGTTGTCGAAGTCGAGCGGCGTTCCCTCGATGCGGGCCACGACCCGGGCCGTCACGTCGTGCTCGTCGTTCTCGTGCCAGTCGTGGCGGAGCCCGTGCTCGCGCCGGAACGCCTCCAGCTCGTGCGGTTGCGTGATGCGCTGCATGTCTCAGTCCTCCAGCGTGGCCAGGAAGTTGGAGACCTCGGACCAGCGGCCCGTGAGCCGGCCGAGGAGGTCGCGGTGGAAGCGCTCCTCCGCGACGCGGGCCTCATAGGACAGGTCGTGCCGGATGCCCTGGATGTGCTCGCGGATCAGGTCGGCCAGGACTGTCGGCTCCAGGGCGTCCAGCTCCCATGAGCTGTCCCCGTGAAGGTCCCGGTACGCCTGGTATCGCGAGTCGGTGGTCTTGGCGAAGTTCGGCGGCGGCGAGTACTGGAGCACCTGGTCCATGTTCAGGGCGATGCGGCGCACCTCCAGCGGCTCGCCGGCCACGCGGCCGGCCAGGTCTTCCACGACCTCGCGGTACTGGGTGTACAGGGCCTCGCTCGGGAAGCGGTGCGCGTTCTCGCTCACCCAGTCGACGGACAGGAACAGCTCCAGGCGCTCCCGCACGTCGCGGGTCATGTCGATGCCGGACGGGTCGTGGTCGCCGAGGTGCAGGATCTTCACGGCCTGCCCCACGCGCCAGTAGCCCAGGAAGCGGCGCGCGGCGCGCCACATGGCCGAGCTGGACGAGTAGCCCCGGCAGGCGAACCAGTCGACATCCTCGCCCTCGGCGGCACGGCCGACGACGCCGGCCAGCGCCTCCTTCTCCACCCAGACCTCGACGCGGTAGGGCTGCCCCTCCCACTTGTCCATGCGGAAGCCCCGGGCGGCGGCGTCAACGATCTGGTCGGGGGTCTCCCAGTGCTGGTTGCCGGACAGGTGGCGGGTGCGATCGGTGATCATGTGCCAGTCCATCATGCCGGACATGCGCGCCTTGTCGACGACGTTCACGACCTGCTTGTAGGACTGCTGGGTGTTCGGGATGCGGTCGGCGGCCACGAGCTGGTAGTAGAGCTGGCGGACGCTGAGGTCGTAGCCCTGGGCCTGGTAGCGGCGGGCGATGGCCACGCAGTCGCGGGCCAGGTCGTACGTCTTCGGGCTCGCGTTCCACACCTCGTACTGGATCTGCGGCATGCTCTCTCCTGATGAAGGGCCGGGCGGCAAGCACGCCGCCCGGCCGGCTGATCACACTGCGCGGGCGCGAAGCTCCTGCTCCACGGCCGCTACGACGTTCTGGAAGATGGCCTGGGCGGCGGCGGCCGACAGGCCCTGAAGCCGCGCCTGACCGTACGCGGAGGAGAAGACCAGCCGCGCGTCCAGGCTGTGCCAGCGACCGCCGGGCGCGTACCCGTCGGGGTCGTCGGCGACCTCCTCAGCGAGGCGCGCGGTGCCGCTCTTCCGCTCGTACTCCGCCAGCTCGGCACTGCCCAGCGTGGCGGCCCCGTAGCGGGTCAACTCCAGCCTGAGGTTCTGCTCCACGTAGCGCATCCAGGCGGCCCCGCCGCCGCTGGTCAGGGCGACCTTCGTTTCGTGCAGGCGCGCCAGCAACGCGGGGACCCGGAGGTCGTCGCTTGCCAACGCCTCGCGCATGATCTTCTCCTGCATCCTGCTCGGCTTCATCGGTTGCTCGCCTCCAGCAGCGACTTCTCCAGGCGTGCGGCCAGCTCCTGGTTGGAGAGCCGCTCTTCCGGGGTGCTCAGGTAGTGGGCCAGCTCGTCGAGCCGGTCGTCCAGCCAGGTCCACTCGTCCAGCCGGCCGTACCAGGCCCACGCCCGCATGTCGATCACGAGCCCCTTGACCTCGGAGAGCGGGAGCTTGAGCGCCACCTGACGCTCGATCTCGGCCATGTACGACTGGATCGTCTTCAAGGTGGTGAAGCGGCGCCGTTCGGCGTAGCGGGTGATCGCTGCGGTCTTGACCGTCAGGGTGAACGCGTCGGCCATCTCTACCTCCTGGGTGCTTGTATGCCCAGACTCTACACTGGTCTTGACCACGCTGTCAAGTCCGGGCATACACAAGCGACTTCAGCCAGAGGTGAGCACCGGAAGCTCCCCCGTGCCAGCGGCGTAGGCGGCGGCGATGGCGGCCAGCTCGCGCTTCACGTCCCGCTCGACCGTGATCGAGGTGGACTTGTACCCGCCCCCGGCCATCCACTTCAGGCCCGGGATCACCACGCCGTCATGGTCGCGGACGCCGGGCGGCTCATCGGGGAGGGCGCTTTCGGGCGGCTCGACCGGGCCCAGCTCGACCCAGCCGGCCATGAGGTCGGTGAGCCAGCGTTGGTCGCGCACTTCCCGCACGGTCCGGGTGACCACCTCGGTCGGGTAGCGGTGCTCCAGGTAGTCAAAGAAGGCCGTCGGATCGGCGACCTCGGCGTGCGCGTGCACGGTGGCCACGCTGACCCGGGCGGCCGGCAGGTTCCACGTGGGCCGCGTGCCGGTCTTCTCGTACTCCTCGCGCGCCTCGCGCTCAAGGGAGTCCTTGAGCGCGGCGGCAGCGGCGGCGTGCAGGGCGTAGGCCCTGATCTTGTCGGCGCGGTTCATCCCTCGTACCCGCTGCTCCACTCGATCCGGAACCGCTCGGCGCGCTCGACCATCGCGCCCTCCAGCTCGGCGCGCTGGACGTTGGTGATCGAGTGGTCGCGGCGGTGTGCGCGCGCCACGGCGTCCGCGACCCGCTGGAGGCCCGGGAGACCGAAGTCCGGCCCCGCGTACGGCAGCGTCTCGCGCTCGTTCGTCAGCAGCTCCCAGAGGTGGGCGTACGGCGGGCTTTCCAGCTCGGCGGCGGCCACGAATCGATCCCACGCCTCGCCCTCGGCGGGGATGAGATCCGGCTCCGGCTCTTCGGCGGCCGAGGGTTCCGGCTCGGCGAGCTTGGCCCACCGGTCGCGGGCCACGGCGTCCAGCTCGGTCTGGTGCTGCTCGGTGAGGATGCCCACCTCTACGGCGGCGGCCCCGCACCCGCGCGCCACGTCGAGCGCCTCGCGGTCGGTGGCCGCGAGGATCTGCTCCATGACGTGGTTGTAGGTGTTGGTGACGCGCTGGCGGAGGAACTCGGCCCGCTCCTTGAGCTGGACGCCCAGGGCGCGCTGGAGGCCCAGCCGCTCGACCGTCCCGAGCATGGCCTTGCCGCCCTCCCAGGTCTCGATCTCCTCGATCAGCACCCGGAAGCGCTGGATGAACGCCTCAGCCCACGTCAGGGTGTCTTCGGCCTGGATGGTGCGCTCTGCGGCCGAGTGCTCCAGCACGATCGGCCAGAGCCGCTCCAGTTCGGCGGCGTCTGCCAGCTCCTCCAGGCCGGGCTCTCCGGCGCCGATGCGGTCTCGGAGGAGCTTCGCGACGCTCGGGCTCATCGCGCCCGGCCCGCCGCGCGTGTGGTAGCTGGAGTCCGGGTCCGGCTCCGTGGTCGGCAGGGCGAAGATCTGGAGCAGCGCGATCCGGAAGGCCACGCTCATTGCCTTGGCCGAGCCCTTGTCGGAGTGGTCCAGCGACTCGCCGGGAACCACGGCCTTGACCTTCGAGCCGTCCGGCGCATAGAAGGTGTACTTCACCTTGACCGTGACCTCACGGGTCGGCTTGGGGTTCTCGCCGGTCGTCATCGTGTCGCGGTACTTGGTCGTTTTGACCTTGGGGACCGGGATCACGCCGTGATTGCGCAGGGCCGGGCCGAGGGCGTTGACCACGGCGTCGATGCCCCGGAAGTTGTAGCTGACCCCCCCGCCCTTGAACAGCTCGGCCTTGGCCACGTGGCCAACCTCGGCCATAACGCGCCAGAGCAGCGTGTAGATCATCTTCCCGCCGGGGTACTCGGCGGCCTTGCCGATGCGAACGCCGTCCAGCTCGACCGTTCCGCCGGTCTCCAGCGTCGCCACGATGCTCTCGTGCGCCTGCTTGACCCCGAGGGCGTAGCCGTCGTCGAACGCCTGGTTGCGGTCGGCGGGCACCGGCGAAGCGCCGGCCATGCCGCTCAGCGGCCCGAACGCTTCGGCGAGCTTCCGGTCAAGGTTCGGGTCTTCGGGTAGTGCGCTCTTGCCCACGTCTCTCTCCCTGAGTTGTATGGCGTGAGTCTACATCCTACCCCACAAGTTCGCGGGCCACCACCTTCAGGTAGACCCCGGGCGCCATCTTCATCTCCGTGGTGAACGCCAGCGCGCGAGCCACCTGGGAGGCGGTCTCCGGCATGAGGCCGGCGGCCGTGAGCGCCATCATCACCTGAGCCACCGGCACCTCCGAGAGCGCCCACCGGCGCGGGCAACCCGACTTGTCCATGCTGCGATCATGGGCGCGCAGGAAGCGCTTGCGCGTCCAGTGATCGAGCCGGCGGTAGGTGAGCCCGGGGCACGCCTCCAGAAACTCTTCCGTGAGGATGCCCTCGGGCTCCGCGTCGCTCATGCCGCGACCTTCGCCCGGTGCCGCGCGGTCGCCTCAGCGGCGCGCAGCCGGGCCGACGAGAGCAGCGCCTCCACCTCGGCCGGCCGGTCTGTCGAGCCGCGTCGTACGCCGTCACCAGCCGTCAGGGCGCGCCGGGCGACGCGGAGCCGGTGCTCCTGGAGTGCCTTGGCCCGCGAGCGCACGTCGTGTGGCAGAACTTGCCGGACACGGCCACGGCCGTCACGCGCCGCGCTGGAGCCGTAGTGCTCCATGATCGCCTGGCGTGCGTCGGCGTAGTCGACTCCATCCATGATCGGCAGCCACTGGAGATCGGCGCCGTCGGGGAACGGCGAGCGGTCGTACGCGGTGATGAGCTGGAGCAACTCCTGTACCAGGTCAAGCCTCATGTCTGGGTCACCTCCCGGCGAGCTTCGTCGATGATCACCCCATCAATGTACCCGGTGGCTGTACATGTATCCAGACCATTGGCCAGGCGTTCACCGGCGAGTCGGTACGCCTCCTCGATCGCGATACCCTCGCGCTCCCGGATCTCCTCGGCGAGCTTGGCCCTAACCAGGCGTCGCTGGGCGTCCTCGGCGTTCTTCTCGGCGGCGGTCTTGAACTGTGGTGCCGGCGGTCCGGAGACCGGGCGGCTGCCGTAGCGGTCGCGGGCGTTGATCATCCAGTTGCGGAAGGTGCGGTCCCACTCGATCTTGGTGGCGTCCTTGCCGGTCTTGGCGCACCAGTAGTTGCGGAACTTCTCCAGCTCGACGCCGGCCCGCTGGTACAGCTCGGCCGGCAGCTCGACCCGACACCACTCCTTGGTGTCCTCGGATGGCATCCAGTCCGGTTGCAAACGAGTGCCCCGAGCCGAAGGCGAGGGAGTCTTCTTCTTGTCTTCTTGGGAGGTGGTCTTCTTAGCGCCGGGTTTTCCTTGCCGGGATTTTCCGGACTGGTTCTGAGCTGCTGAAACTCCCTGTTCCTGCTGGTCGGAACCAGTCGGGCTTTCCCCGGCTGGGGCTTCCCCGGCCGGGGGTTCCCGTAGCTCGTAGTCCGTGCCGGTGCGGTGGCCGCGCTCGTCGCGCAGTTCGACGCGCAGGAGGTAGCCGGCGGTCTCCAGCTCCTGGACGGCGGCGCGTACGGCGTCTGGGCCGTCCTTGGCGTCGGCGTGGATCTGGGACGTGGTGAGCTGGTGGCCCGGCGCGTGGCTGGCGATGTAGGCCAGCAGGCCCTTCGCCTTCCAGGTGAGTCGGGCGTCTCGGAGCCAGGCGTTCGAGATGACCGTGAAGTTGTCAGCGGGCACGCTGCCACGACGTATTGCCACGTGATACACTTCCCCTACCTGATCGGTGTTGATGGACGGTTCTGGAGGGGTCGGCGTACTGCAAACGCCGGCCCTTCTTCGTGTCTACGCGGCGTCGGCCCGCTTCCGGGGCCCCCGAGTTGTCGGCCGCGCGCCGGCTCCGGGTGGCCAGTGGCCCGTGGCCTTCAGGAAGGGCACGATCTGGCTCACGGCGTGCCACATCGGCTTGTCGGCGAAGCGGCTCCCCACACCAGGCGCCGGCTCCGGGAAGGGATGCCGGGAGCGCCCGGCGGCGGTGCGCTGGCGCATCTGGACCGGCGTCACCTTGGCCAGCCCGCCCAAATCGGCAACCTGGGGAAGATCGATCAGCGGGTCAGGGTCGGCGTCGCAGTCGATGCTGAGCCGCTCCTCGATGATGTCGTAGATCTCCTCCAGCTCCTCCGGGCTGAAGCCCTCCGGGGCGCCTTCGGCTGAAGTTGCCATATCTCTCCTCCCGATGTATCGTCACCCTTGACATGTGAGTGACCAGTATACAATGATGGGCAGGCCCCGGATCAAGGGGTCTCAGGGAGAGATGCGGAAGGAGGGGACCGGAAAGGGTGGAGCTGCTGGAGGTCTCCCGGGCACTGGTCCGGGCCAGATCATGGGGCAAATGCGAGGGTTGCGGCAAGTTCGGCCTGCACCTGGACCCGCATCACCGGCAAGCACGAGGAGCCGGCGGGGTCCACGGCGAAGCGGCCGACCTGGCGAACGGCATCCAAAACCTGCTCGCGCTGTGCCGGACCTGCCACGACGAGACCGAGCACGCTGAGACGTGGGAGCTGACCGAGGCGATCGGCTGGCGCATCCCGAAGTACGTCCGAGACCCGTGCTCGATACCGGCTCTCATCCACACGGTCAACGGCTACGGATGGCACCTATTGACGGTCGACGCTGGCTATCGGTGGATCGACTCCTCACCAGACCAGCGGATCAGCTACGCGGCCAGCGGCGTCGTGTGGCTGCCAGCGAAGTAATGATCTTGCCGCACCGGGCGATCCTGTCCGGGCGTGAGATCGAGGCGCTCAGCCTGGACCTGGAACAGGCGGGCTGGCCGGTGCTGGAGCCGGCGGTCGTCCGCGTCAACGGCGCCTACCAGCTCCTCGCCGGGGAGCGGCGCTGGGCGGCCATGCTGCGCGGACGCCGGGACCTGAACGTCTGGGTCATGCGGCGCTGGGCCGACTTCATGGCCTGGATGCTGCTCGACGAGCAGCGCAGCGGCGTCCACCAGGGCAAGCCGATGACCCTTGTCGATGCGAAGGTCATGCTCGACAAGATCAACGACTGGCTCCGTCCGACCACCCGCGACCATGCGGACCAGATGGTCGCCGAGTACCTCGGCCTGGACATGTACCAGATCCGCCAGACGCGCTACCTGTGCAACTGGCTCGGTCCGAACAACCTCCCCGAGGTGCAGGCCCTGGCCCGTCATGAGCTGGGGCTCGTGGCGGCCCGGAAGGTCTCGCCCAGTGCGGCCTACGAGCGCGTCAAGCGGGCGGACTCACGCCTCCGGGCGCCCTCCGTGCCGGCGGCGAGACAACGCAAGATGCTCGACAACTCGGTGGAGATCATCACCGGGCTCATCGATGGGCTCAAGGCCCTCGGCGATCTCGCCGGGCAACTTGAGCCCGGGGAATGCGCCGACTGGGCGCGCGAGCTGTCGGCCGGGCGCCTTCAGCTTGAGCGCACGATCAAGGCGCTCAAGGAGAGAGGTAACACGGAGTGACAACGACGGAAACGCAAGAGCGCCCGAAGGTCGTCAAGCGGATCGAGCGGCGCAAGCCCAACCACATCACGGTGGATCTTCGGGTTCAGCGAGCGCTCGACCAGAACCGGGTGGACGAACTGATCCGGAAGTGGAACGACCTCGCCATGGGGGTCCCGACCCTTTCGCAGCGCGAGGGCGGCCAGGTGATCGCGCTCGACGGCCAGACGCGCCTGGAGTCGCTGCGCCAGATGGGTCGGGGAGACGAGAGCTTCGACTGCACGGTCTACCGCAACCTCACGCTTGAGCAGGAAGCGGACATGTTCGCCCTGCTCAACAACACGAAGAAGCTGCTCCCGATTGACCTGTTTCGGGTGTCGGTCATCGCGGGTGACCCCGAGGCGCTGGCCTGCAATGATCTCGTGGCGCGGCACGGGTTCGTCGCCGAGTCCGGCCACAAGAACAGCTTCATGGCGGTCAATGCGCTGCTCCGGGCGTGGCGCCGCGACCAGCTCTCGACCGAGCGGGCGATCATCACGGCCGTTGCCGCGTGGGGACCGACCCGCGAGGCGGCCGACAACCGCCTGTTCACCGGCATGGCCGCGCTGTACTTCCGGTACGGCGACATGGTGAACCTCTCCCAGCTCGTCGAGAAGATCCGCAAGGGTGTCCAGACAGACGCCTCCAGCCTGATCGGCCGGGCGCGGACCAGCTCAAAGACGCGCTCGATCAGCGTGCCCGACGCGGTGGCCGACATCGTGGTCAACATCTACAACGGGTCACGGAAGACCAACCGCCTCCCGAACTGGGAGTAGCGGGAGAGCCTCTGGGCGTAGCCTCGCGGGCTGTTTAGGCGGCGCTCGCGGCGGCGGGAAGTCGTCCAGCGGAAGAGGGCCGGGCAGGATTGG